GTGCTAGCGTGAAAAACTGTGAGGATTTGAATGCCCCTACCCGTGCGGCTTTCAAGGTTTTGTATATTATTCCCATCGTGTATACACCACATTACTCTTTAATTGCCAATTATTTTTGCAAGTTCCATCATTCAATCCTGCATTTTTATAACCTTATCCTTCTCATCTCTTTCATACTCTTGATACCATTGTTTTATGGCTTCGTTCCACATATCCTTGTCAGGTCGTCTTGCATCCTGCTTTATTCTCTCAAGACATACTTCAATTCCAGGATCCATTACTATAACTTCCGCGCTGAATCTCTGCCTTAATGTAATACGTTGTTCTCTCTTTGGCGCTGATGCTATTATCCATGCCTTCTTAACCTTGGTACTTTCTTCAATAAACTTATACAACGTATCCCTTATTGCTAATGCTGCATCCATGCTCCAACTTGGTCTATTGTAAAGTTCCTGTCCTGTCAGTGCTTTTATAATCTCATCATAGTCCCATATCATGTCACCTGCTTTGATATGTTGTTTGATGTATGTACTCTTGCCACTGGCAGGCGCTCCGCCTACTATAATGACGTCTTTCAATCTTTTCAACTCCTTACTCTTCCAGAATCCCGCACCTCTTTTAGCATGGTGATATTCGCATAAGCCCATTAAATTGCTTTCTGCATATTTCAATTCAGGATATTCACGTATAGACTTTTCATGATGTACTTCTACTGCCGGGACAGTTGCGCCTTCTGCTTCACAGTCTACACAAAGAGGGTGCTTGTTCAAATATCTCAGCCTAAACTTTCTCCATTCGCTGTCATATCCACGTTCTTTGGGTGATGGCCTGTAGAAGTCTCTCTGTTTATTTATGTATTGTTGATGCTCTTTGCAATATCCCGATGTTACAAGTTCAGGACAGCCTACTTTCAGGCATGGTTTCAATGCTGCCATATATCATCCCTCGTTTTTGTTATACGTTGGTATTACGTCCGTATTACGTTTATTTTTCTCATCATCCCTCATTTTTGCTAGTAAAGATTCTTTACATGTCTAGTCAATTTTCTTTACTAGATTGGTTGGTTTTAACATCAAACTAGTAAAAATTCTTTACTAGTGATATTTCCCCTAAACATGCTTAATCACTGTGATTGAAGGTGTTTTTTATATAAATGCTTTTATATTCAATCTAGTCAAAATTTGATACCCAATATTATATATTACCAGGGGATGCAGGTTTCTTATGCTGCCACACTCTCGACAGCTTATAGATGTTTTTTGTCTTGCAAAATTGGTTATGCTGCTCATACTCAATAAACCCGTTTGTAATAAGTTCCTCTTTTGCCCGTAAAAATGTCGGCTTACTCATGTACTTAAGGGCTAAACTTATCGGATATTCAAAAGTTTCATTCCCACATGCATAAAGTTTCATATAACTGTATACTGTTTTCGCGCTATCTGATAATTCCATATAAATTATATTTAACATCATATCTGCTGTAAGCCTGATATGTTTGTCGTTCTTTTTCCCACCCTCGCATAGTTTGAACGGCGCCTTGCTTCTGCTCATTATATATCCCTCCTACAAGGATATAAATAGGATAGGAAAAGGCTGCTATCTCGTGTAGGAACGAAACAACAGCCTTTTACGCTGGCCGGCAACCTATTACTATTTATTTAATCCATTTTACTCAGCCCACTTGCTGACTATAATCTCATCGACATATTCCCCATTACTCAGATACGTCTGCTTGTGTCTGCCTTCTTCCTCATACCCCGCTGCCTGAAACGCCTTTATGCTTCCCGCGTTATTGGCATATATCCCGGCGCTTATCTTATGTAAGCCTATCTTATCAAAGCCATGTTCAGTCAGTAACTTTATTGCCTCAGTCGCATAGCCTTTGCCCCATTGTGCTTTATCTCCAATGATGATGCCTATATCGCCGAGGTTATGATGCTCATTGACATGCAGTTTAATATTGCCGATATGCTCGTTTGTATATATGCCGTAAAAATAGTCCTGGCTGCTGCCGGATATGTTCTTGACATAACCTTTTACTGATTCCATGGTATGCCTTGTAAATCGGCTTTCTGTGTATTGAGTTACAATAGGGTCATTCATCCAATCAACATATTTTTGGGTTACCATTGCAGGAGTTAGCGTTTTAAGTTGTAGGTGTTCACCTTGTAATATCATGGCTTAAGCTCACTCTCCTTTTTACCGTTCCTTCTTTAACGTTTTGTCTATATCTTTGCATTTTAAAATTATTATATTTATGCTGGCAATCTTCGCATGTTTTTTGGCTACCATGTTTTGCTTCAAACAAATTCCCACATATTTGGCATTTATTTGGTTGTTTTATGACATTTAATTTAATTAATAGCTTTTCAACGTCTTCCCATTTTACCCATTTGCCGCTATCATCCTTCTGTGGTGTCGTCCCGCCTCCGCTGCCAAAATCATTTTGTATGCTATATCTTTGTATCATGTTTTTGCTCCCTGCTTTCTGTCAACTCTTCAGATTTCCACCACATTATCAGTATCAAAATTAAAGACTCGCCATCTGTAATTTTCCATATGAGTTTTACAGTTATAATTATAATTAATATTATTGCAAATCTTATCAGAAACATTTTCATAAGATTTCCCTCAATTCTTCCGGCGTAATAGCAAACGGTCCGGCATCAAGACCTGTGGAATCGGATAGCTTGTAATGCTTCTCCCATATCCGCGGCTGGTATTTTTTGAACAGGTCAAGGCCGACGGTATGATCGGAAATTGAACATGTTTTTAAATGGATATTTAGTTTATCATATTCGTCGATAGTCGCGGGATATTTAGAAACACATTGCATTCCTTGAATTATGCCCAGATTTATCTGTTTTGCAAAATTATTAGTCCACATCCTTGAGATTGATATACTCACGTATATCGGTATCTTCCTCGGTATCTCGCCAATAAGCCAATCTAACGCCCTATCATTAGGTATTTTTACAAAGCACACATCATATTGCAATAGAAATTTCAAGCTCTCCAAATCCGCCACGGATGAGGTTGTTTTATATCCCAGACTTGCAGCATACCAATATGCACAATCAAATACATCGTGGTCAAGTGGGATATTTATTCCATCGTCAAGGGCAAGTTGCCATTTAAAAATAATTTCATGCTTATTAGTATCTATTTCATTTATTGCATCTATCATGCGCTTAACTATGGCTTTGTCGTTTTTACACGTGTTGCCCGAACTCATATCTAATATTATCTGCATTTCTTCCACTCCTCGCGATTTATATTGAAATATAGGCTATTGTAATACTTCCCGCCCCAATATTTTCGGTTTGGCAAATAGCAACACCGCGCATTATATTTTCCGCAAGTCTCTTCCCAAATAGATAAGTATGGAGAGCATTCATAACACTCGCCATATACATTCTCAAGATTAAGATAATCAAATACCTGTTCAAGTATTAGTTCAATCGCCTGTTCTGCCATGTAGGCATATCCTGGATTCATTATCAGCCCAATTTCCCCTAAACGATTTTCCCACTGGATGTTTGATATTTCACCCATGCCGATAAATTTATCTTCTTTTTGTTCCTCAACTATCGGATAATTGACGGGTTCGTATGGATCATGTTCGTATTTAAGCTTAAAACCTTTTAAATCAGTCCATATTCCCCAATACCGCGCATTTGCCTGCCTGTCGCAAACTATTGAACGATAAAATATCTCCTGTTGTTCCTGTGTCAGTAGGTAGGGTGTGCGGTTCATACTCATTGAGTCGTTCCGCCATATGCAGGCTTGTTCAACATTGGGATAGGATAATGCTTTTAGTTGCATGATTCAACGCTCTCCTTTATTTGTTCTATTGTAAGGAATTCCGGATTTGTTCCTGAACAATAACTAAAATCTTTGGGTACTTTCTTGCCTTCTGGATATCTTAAATCATCCCTGAATAATATTGACGGCTTGATTATGTAATAGTTTCCCATATCCTCGGTCAAATGTGATTGTTCCGGCGGTATCATACATTCGTGTAGTTTTTCGCTTGGCCTGATTCCCGTTATCTCATATGGCATATCAAGTGCTTCTGCAACCGATACTATTTTAACGCTTGGTATTTTTGGTATAAAGGTTTCAGCACCTTGCATCACCTGAATTGAGTTAATAACAAACTCAACAGCATCATTCATTTTATAGAAAAATCTTGTCATTTCAGGGTGTGTTATCGGAAGAACTTTTGCTCCCTCGGCAATTAACCTTTTAAATAATGGAATTATGCTCCCTACACTTCCAACAACATTGCCATATCTACATACGGAAAATCTTGAATCACGTTTTCCAGCCAGATTATTACCATTTGTGATAATCTTCTCAGCCATAGCTTTACTTATTCCATATGTATTTATGGCTTGGCAAGCCTTATCGGTACTAATCAATATTGTCTTTTTAACCCCGCATTTAATAGCTGCGTCAACAACATTTTGAGTACCGTCACAGTTTATTGCAAGTGTCTGCCGGGTGTTATATTCGCATTCAACGATATATTTTATGGCTGCGGCGTGAATCACAATATCAACACCGTTAAAAGCATATTCAAGCCCTTTTAAATCAGTTACGCTACAAACTATCGTGTTAAATGGGAATTCCGTCTTGCCAAGTTTATCCTTTAATTCATTATGCTTCAACACATCTCTCGACATCACTATTACTTTTTCAGGATGTATATCGTGCTGTTTAAGGTAAAGGCAAAAGGCAGACCCGAAAGAGCCTGCCCCGCCTGTAATTAGTATTCTTTTGCCATCAATTTTATTGTCAACTTTTTTGATTCTACTTATTATTGCCTCATTCTGAGCTTTATTGACTCCATCTATAATGTTCTGTTTTGTCTTGCAGCCCTGATGGTCAATCCCCATACATTCATCCATTACAAAGTAGATACATTTTTCTGTTACCGTACATGTGCTTCCTATTTCAGCCATATCAGTACCCCCGATTTTTTATGCCGCGATTATTTTGCCTTCATTATGTCGTCAACTTTTTTAAATTTTTCACCCTTATCTTTATCAGACAAATATTCTCTTTTGTAATCTGGACAAATTATTTCACTTTCATCAATTATAATTTTCCTTTTATTTTTGCTTATCATATCACCACATTTTTTATTGGTAATCTTACAATAAAGCAAATTTTCTTCGTCTAGATTTTTACACATTACATAGCCTAAAAAAAGCGTTTCATTCATAAAATATGGGCAATGGGCTATTTCAATGGCTCCTTTAGATATTTCGTTTTCCTTAAAAGATTCTTCAAAACTTAGATTATTCTGTCCTTCCCTTTTAATTTCCGTAAGAAAATTTTTAGTTTTTTCCGGCAATCCATTCATAATATTATCCATTTGTATTGCCCCAGAAACATTCATAGCAGACTTGGAAACATCCTTGTAACTTCTTGTAAGCTTCCGTAAACTTATGCCTAAAATAAGCATCGCAGAAATAAGTAATACAATAGATATGAAATTCATGATTAACATTTTTTAATCCCCTTATAAAATATTACGGTTTCATTCGGCAACCGCAGCGTTTGTTATGCACTTTTTAACCTCATAACAAAGGTCAGTACCCCCGATTCTTTATCTCGCTTTCGTTTTCTTGCATTGCCCCCAGGAACTGCATTTGTGCATCATGATGCTCCTGCTCTTTGATGAGGTTGGTATTACGCTGTTGTGCCAAATGATTCTTGCGCGCTTGCATCCTGAGATAGTCGGCGTTTTCTTCCTGTTCCTCAAACCCGTAAATAAATTGATTCTGTAGTAACAGGCTTTCTTTTGGCAATGTCCATTTAGTAGGAAATGGAAGCTTGACGGGTGAAAACAGTCCATCCTTCATAAGTCCGGCGACGAATCCGCAACGCTTGAATATCTCCATTACCTGGCGGTATCCCTCGAATATCCCAAGGTAAAACTCTGCCGAACTTTTTTGATACGAATATTCTGAACTATGGGCCATGTCTACGCCCCATACGCCTATTTCGTCAACTTCCCGCCCGCAAACAACGATTTCGTAAGCCAACAAAGCCAACATTTCGCTGATGGAGTTTGACAGGTTGGGATGCTTCTCCTTTTCTCTGCCGATTGAAAACCATTCGCATATTTCTTTCAAAGGGTACGCTACTGACGTAGGAATTTCGTCGTAATGCTGTGTCATATAGACTGGTATTTTCAAACCTTGCAGGAATTTAACATGGTCTGCGCCGCCGCCCTTGCCTTCTCCGAAAACTGATTCCTTCGGGTGGATCTGAAACCATCGCGTAATATGGTCAGTCCATTTGATAATCTTATGTAGCCCATTGAGTCCCCATATCTCCCATGTAGGGTCATCCCATGGCGCAAGCCTCAAGGATGATTCCGCAAAACCCACTATTGCTACCTTGCGGGCTGAAAACGGTACTTTGTCGGCTTCTATGGATTGCTTTTGTGGGACTTCTTCTTTCTCCATTACTGCTAATTGACTGTCAATCTGTGCTATTTCTTTGTCGATTTCCTGATTACTGAGTTCTTCTGTTGATTTCAATGTTTCAATGGTAACGAGTGCCGGACCGTTTACTGTTATTTCCTTATTGAGTTCATTGACTTCTGACATTTTTAATCCTCCAATAAATTTATTTTAATAATATTTTTTGCCAAACAAAACAAATAAAGCATACTGTATATAGCCAATAATCCGTTTAAGATATGATTCTTTTTTTGCATTTTTCCCCCATATATTTTCCTTTTTCCATTGTGCAAATTCTTCAATGAATTCCTGCAACGGTGTTTTTAGCTGTTCGGGAATTGTAATTGTGCGGGTTTTGATGAATTCTTTTATGTCAAATTGCCTGAATGTATAGTCTTTTATTGTGCCATCAGTAAAGGAATATTCTTCCTGTCCAAACAATCCTTCTTTAAGTTCAGTTGCTTGGCAAATCAAACATTCTCCAGATAAATACATAATCATCTTCCCTTCATATTTTCTCCAATAATTTATTTAAGCCCATTGGCTTATATACAATTTCCATTCTTTGTAATCGATATCGTAACGCTTAAGTATCCTAGTTGCTGCCCGTTCCTGCTTTCCGAACGGACTCACATTTTTAGGTTGATTAATCAATGCCATTGCGGTTGGTATAAATTGTCTTTCTTTATCCCCAAATTTCGTCACCTCAATCACATCTAATGGATATTCTTGAGTGCTCATCGCCATGGACATTCCCTCATACCTTGGAGGAAATACCATCCGTGGAGGTACCCTTGGTTCGGGTGGATATGTTGCCATTTATAACAACTCCTTCTTGCTTATATTCCCGGACATAATAATCTGTTTTGACTTCTCGGCGTCTACGTTAAAAAGTAAATCAATTATGCTCATGTAAGGCACAAACTCGCCCCACAGTTGCGGATATACAGGGTGGTTGTAATTCTGAAAATACAATTTGATTCCTGCCCGCTCGAATGCTTCCTTGTCCGCATATCCCTCGCCCTGACTGCCGAATATATAAACATCGGCGCCAAGCTTTTTGCACATGTCCAGAACAAGGTCTGACTTCTGTCCCTCAAAATTTAAATCTGAGGCGCGGCAATATTCAACGTTGATTTTCAGCAGGTCAAGCACCCACTTCAAAAAGTATTCGTTCAGCTCACACAGATATTGCCATTCACGCTGAAAAAGCTCATTAAAAAAGCTCTCATATTCATCGAAATATGGAGCCTTCTTATAAGCATAATATATTGATTTTCTGTGTTTATCCCGCCATCGTTGAGAGTTGTCGATTTCAAGTTCAAAAAGTTTCTTTTCTCGATAACCCTTTGATTTCAAAGGAATTGTCAACCATATTTCACCGTTTGCGGTTTTGATTCGATTTCTGCGCTCATAGTCGTCATTTGACATTTGAACACAATCAAAAAAAACATATTTATCGGCAAGTGAAATTTTGTGTATCAACCCCATCCACGGCAAATATGCGGTTTGATGCGCAGTTAAAATTTTCATATCAAAAGCTCCTTAAATAATCTAAAATATGATTGAATTCCTCATCTGTCAGTGCTGGATAAATCGGAAGTGACAGGCTATGCCCTGCCACCCATTCCGCATTAGGATAATTCTCCGCGCCCAGCCCTAGCATATTATGTAGCATCTCCCGCTGTTCTATTGGTATTATTGCTGTGATTCCATTGTCGGCAAGGTGCTGTTTGAGGCGGGAAACACAGTTGTCTTTTACTATATATCGATACCAATTAAGGTCTGAAAATAAACAATTAATTGACACTTGATATCTCCATCCCTTTGTTTTGCATATATCTTGATATGCCGTCGCCATTTCTCTTCTTTTCCGCAGAAATTCTGGCAATTTCTTCAATTGCTCAATCCCCATTGCCGCCTGCAGGTCGTTCATACCGAAATTAAACGCTGGGATGTGCTTATCATAATCGATATACTCCCGCGCCTTGTCTGCCAGAGCTTTGTTATTTGTGACTATCATCCCGCCCGAGCCGGTTGTTATCATTTTTGACGGGCCGAAGCTGAACGTTGCAATGTCACCCTGCAGGCCGACATGCTTGCCGTTGATGTATGAGCCAAGAGCCTGGGAGCAGTCCTCAATTATATATTGATTTTCGATTTTGAAATTTTCGACATCAGCAGGAACTCCAAAGGTATAAGGTATAATATAAACTCCTTGATATGGCCGTAATTTAACCCTTATCTTTTCCATATTGAAATCGTTTTTGTTAATGTCAACTATACATGCTTGCTGATTGCTCATATCAACTGCATTTAATACAGCAGAACATACGTATGTTGGTATCGCAATGAAAGGCATTCTGCCTAATATCTTTAATGCCACTGTCAGCGCCGCTGTCCCGCTATTCACGGCAATTGCATATTTTGCCCCGACATAATCAGCAAAGGCTTGTTCAAACTGCTTGACTTTTTCGCCAGGTGCAATCCAACAAGAGGAAATGACTTCGGTGATGGCGGCGGATTCTTCGGAGCCGATGGAGGGTTTATTGTGAGGAATCATAATAGCCCGCCTTTCATTATCAGCGCAATTATCACAAGTATTATTAGTATGGCATTTGGTACTATTATTTTAATTCTGTCCTTTGTAACACATTTCTTACATACAGGGTCTGCCCACTCGTCGCGTGCGCCATGAATTATGTAATGGTGTATTTCGTCTGATAAAATTGGTTGTCCACACCAAAAGCATTCGTCCTTTCTCCACTCTTCGCGGTTTTTGCTTTGCCATTTGGTAAATCCTATCGCATTGCTACTCATATCTATATCCTTCCTTAATTTATTTTTCTTACCAACTCAAACGCTTCCGCAAGCTTTACCCCTGCCATAACCCCATAAAATTCGGCATGTGCGCGTAAACCTGCTGCACTTCGTGGATGCGGATATGGTCGTATCTCTGTGGTGTAACATTGCAAAGCCTTTATCTTTGTATCAAGGTCTGGATATGTTATTTCAACAAAAACATTCGGTTTAAAGCTGCCGTCGCTCCATTCCGTTGATGATGGCGTTTCAAAGCAGTAGATTTCTTTGACTGTAGAGCAGTTTGGACGCAATGCCGTTGCAACTGCCTGAAACGTGATTCTGTGGTCAATATTGAGGTCACCGCCATGATGAGTATAGACAATATCGGGCTTCCATAAATAAAGGTAAAACTCAATTGATTTAATTATCGATAATAGCGAAACGGTATCAAAAGCATTATCAGGATTTGATAGAAGCTCTATATGTTTAAACCCTATTATCTCCGCTGCCGCTTTTGCATCTTTTTGTAACTCGCATAACTCTTGGCTATACGCAAATTGGCTGATAGACAATATATCGCCCTGAATATATTTTTGCATTCTTGAAGCAATACCTTCGCCCAATATTAAGCAGTATACTTCATCCCCTGCTAAAACGTGTTTGTGGAATGTGGCACCGCCGCCAAGTAACTCATCGTCAAGGATGGGCACAAATAATTAATATTTTCTGCACCCTAAACCACCTCTTTCTTTAAGCTTTTATAGCTTTTAGTATTAATCAAACAGTCGCGCCATTTTTCATATTGATATTTCTTTTTAGCTCTTAATGGGTATTCCTCAAAATGCGGAATCACAACATTTATCAAGTCCATTACTGGTTGCACTATATAAACCCATTGATTTCTTCTAACTTCTGAAACATATTTAGGGTTCCAGTTATCCATGCTTTTCTTAACATCGCGATAATAAAGTTCACCAACTCCTAAATATTCCCGTATTGTTTCAAGAATTTCCTTATCGTCTTCTCTTAAAATTATCCTAAAACAAAATCCATGTTTACCATTCCCGTTAAAATTTGCTTCCCCATCAACAAAACCGGATAACCAATTGCCAAATTTATCATCTTTTCCACGTTCTTTAAATTGTTTGCTATGTGATTTTAATTGACATGTCCAACAAAGCTTTGTTTTTAATGCACTCTTTGGGTTTAGTGGTATCCCACATGCACTACAAGATAACGGCTCTTTTCTTGTTCTGCACGAACGACATATTTTTGGTGGTTCCTTTTTGGTATGCATAAGTGTCTTCCCGCACTTTTCACAAATATAAGTTTTCATTCGCACTCTCCTTTATTTCGCACCCTGTTTTTAAGCATAAGAAAAGGCAGGGAGTGCGTTCCTGCCTACAGTCTTGCAAAACTGCCTTATGCCAAATTTATTTTATTTCAAATCACTAATATCTTTTGCAACCCTTTTCATCTCCTTATTCGTCTTTATTGTCTGGTTCTATGCCAAATGCATTTAATGGCATACCACTTAATAAATCAATTACAGGCATCAAAAGAATAACTGATATTAAAATAATCCATTCAAGCGTTTCTCTTTGCATAATACCCCGACTTCACCACAAACGGATTTCCAACTATTAACGAATACGGCGGTATAATCAGTCCATCCGCTATCAGGCATGTGTGTGCTGCCACAACCGAATGATGCCCTATTTTTACCCTGCCGCCGATGAATGAATGACTGCCGACAAAAACATTATCCTCCAGGATGATGCAGCCTCTGTCAATTTCGTCTGCCAGGCCAATACATTTTTTATGACTGTCGGCGCAGTTGATTGAAACAAAGCTTGCTATGTCGCAATTATCGCCTATCTTCACGCTCCCGCCTTTTGCGTTTATTTCGGAAAAAAGCCCGATATAGGTATTTCTGCCGATATCGGGCGTTCCGTGAATAAAGGTAAGGGGATGGTAGGGATTGGAGGAAATTTGTAAAGCTTTTAAAATTAATTTTGTTATCATTTTATCACCATAACATCAGGAGTTTTAGCTTTAATAATTTTTACAATATCCAGCAAAGCTTCCTCTGCTTTGCTTGTTAGCTTATTGTTTTCGATTATATCAGCGAATGCGCGATATCTCTCAGGAACATACATCAATTGTAAAATCAACCCTTCGTCAATCTTGCTTGATACATTTAGCACTTTCGATAATAATTCTATTGATTTTACAGCTTCCTCCATTGCTTTTATTGATTCTTCAAATATCTTTGCTGATTCTCTCAATATATCAGGAGTAATGTCTTTAATTTTATGTTCCTGACTTGTATTTATAGTTTCAGACAATAACCCATAATCACGTTCGTCAATCTTATGATTCTGCTGCATTTTTATTCGCTCCCTATTTTTAAGATTTTGATAAATGCTATCATCTTGATTTTTTTCATCCAACCATTCATCAAGTTTTTCTTTCATAAAAAATACCCTATTTCCAATTCTGAAATGAGGTATTTCTCCGTTTCTAACCATTTGCATTAATTTTCCATAACTACATCCGATATGTTCAGCCGCTTCATTTGGCAATAATCTGGATGGACTTATTCCTGTTTGAATTTTTTCTTGGTTTGTTTGATAACTGCTTTTTCTTCTTTCCTTGCGACACATTCTGCATTTTCCTCTTAACCCTTCCTTTGCAGTTTTATCTTTTTCAAAATATTCAAGAGTAGCAGGTAATTTTTTACCGCACTCATTGCATGTTTTTGTTTCCATAAAAATTCTCCTATTTTATTACAAGGTAATCCACCATGTGGCTTGACTGCCATATCTGCGGGTTAATCTGTTTTATTAAGCATTCACTGAATCCTGCTTTGAGAGACAAATACATCATTTCCTGCGGATTAATCCACAGGCGCGCGTTCTCCTGCTGCAATGATTCTTCTGTCTGCGGCATGCTGGCGATATGGGATTCCTTTTTGCTTAAGTCGGGATTGTGAGTCAGCAGGCATTTTCCGCCAGGCCTCATGACGTTGTATATATTTTGCAGGGCTGTCTGTACCTCGTCCATATTGGAAAGGTATTGCAGGACGCTTCCGACAAGGACTTTAGTAAATATTGGATGTATAGGATCCACTAATTTAAATTGTTGCATTGTTAATATATCATCTTGAAATATAAAAACATTATTGAATGCTTGTGCTTGTGCTTGTGCTTTTTTAACTAATTCCGGGCTATAATCAAACATCGTCGCATTCCAAACAAATGGTGCCAAATGAAACGTTATCCATCCTGGCCCACCGCCGCAATCAAGCAATACGTCATTTTTGCACAGTTGGAGCGCGTTTTGCACGTCCTGGATATAAAGCAAAAACTGATACATTGTGAAGCTGTTGCCGCGTCCGGTTTGGGTAAAGTAGTTTTCAGTTTGGGCTTTAGCATCCCATAATGATTTCCAAAAATTCTCCATATATGCTCCTTTTAATTTATATTATCAAGCTTAGTTGTTGTATGGTTCCGTTATAATTAAGAAATTTTAAAATCCGTTTCTCCCTTTTCTTGTTATAAAATGGTTGTCTTTTATACCACTCAAAAAAATCAGCATCGTTTTTAGAAGTATTACAGTTTTTACACGCTGTCACAATATTATTATGTGTATACTCGCCGCTCTTTGCAAGTGCGATAAAATGGTCTTGTTGTAATGGTTTTTCTTCTCCGCAATAAGCACATTTGTTGTTGAAATATTTTAATGTTGCATTCCACATTTCCTCAGAATAATTATCTAGTAATTCTTTTTTTCTAGTTCTCCGATTTTGTCCGTATATTCGATAATTAATGAGATGATTTTTACGATATTCTGCGCTGTGGCAGTTCGCATAATCTCTTCTTTTCTGTCTATCTCGTTCTCTATATATTTTTTCTTTTTCTTTACATTTTTCAATATTTCTCAGGCGGTAATTTTTGTGTAGTTCCCTTAATTTTTCGCAATTTTCAACGTTGTATTGTTTCCCCTTTTCTTTAATTATTTCGAGGTTTTCAATATAGTAATTCTTCCCATACTCTTTTATCCTATCTTTATTTTGTTGTCTCCAGTCATCTTTGTATTGTTTTAACTTTTCAACATTTTCTTTATAATATTGTTTCTTTTGTTCTTTTACTTTTTCGGAATTTTCTTCAAACCATTGCTTCAATTTTTCTTTATTTTTTTCTCGGTATTCCTTCTCACATTCCTTACATTTGGAATATAATCCTAATTTTCCTTTTTTGGCTTTTTTGAAGTTATTGAAAGTAGCTTCTTTTGCAATCCCGCATTTTGTACATACTTTAGTCATAATAAGCACCTCGCATTCATTTAGCACTTTATTTAAAGGCATAAGAAAAGGACGTAGGTGCTTCTCACGTCCTCAATGTTGCAACATTGTCCTATGCCAAATTGCTTAAAATATAATATAACTCGCGTTCGGGCTATACTGTGAGTGTATCAACCTATAATTTTCCAATCCAAGCACTTCCTGAGCCGCCAAACTTTCCCCCGGCCAGTCAGGGTGACATAATTCATCAAAGGCAATTATGCTGCCTTTTGTCAAGTGTCCTTTTAGTGCCAGTAATGCCGCCTTTGTGGGCTCATAGATATCAAAGTCCATGAAAGCCAATGCTGCGATAGTTTCGGGATGTTTCTCAAAATATGCCGGTACAGTATTGCATGCATCCCCTTTGACCAGTTCATACTTTTTTATCTGGCTTAATGGTGACAGATTTTCATGGCATTGCAATAATTCTTCAAGATACTCATCATAGTTATCTGTAAGCTTCATTTCGTTAAGCTCATGATCGCCATCATTTTTGTGGATGGATGGAAAGCTTTGAAAAGTGTCAAAGCCTATAATCTTCCGGCTATAATTGAATGGCTCAAGTGCGCCGCGAAACGATTCATAAAGCGCCATATTGCCGCCCCAGCGCACACCGAATTCCATTATAATTCCGTGTACCGGCAGAATCTTTTGATAAATCTCATGTATGAAAAGGAATCGCATCATATGCTGCCGGCTTACGAAAAGTCCCATGTTGTACATTAGTTCGTCAACCGGAATCGGGCAATTTTTGTAAAGCTGCTGAAATTTTTCTTTATCTGATAATTCCCTTTTGGATGAAATTATTTCGCTCATTTAAAAGCTCCTTTATATTTTATTTTTAATGCCTTTTGAACACGGGTGAAATTTTACGCCCAAACAATATTCCTTCCGTTGAATCCTGCTCTATCGCCCTGCAAATATCACCCATTGCCTTACCTGCTGATAAAACAAAATAATCAATGTCGTCCTTGCTGTGGCTTAAGGATACAAAGCCTGTATCACTGACTATGATTCCTGAGTTCAGCATTTTTTCCTCATAAATGCTTAATAAATCGAGGTAATCAAGCTTTCCAATATCGCTAAATTTCAAGCCATTATGAGGCGGCATTCCAATAGTCGATATGCAATCGTTTAGACTGTAAAAGTTAATTGCCTGCTGTAACCCGTCAAGCATAGTTTGTCCAAGTGACCATATATGCTCATAGGTGCCGGGTTGTTCAAGAATTTCAATTACTGCCAATGCCGCCGCAATAGAGAGGCATTCGCCGCCGAATGTCGTGCTGATAAACGCCTCGCCGGTGTCGATGAGGTTTAGTATGTCGCGCCGGCCGCATACTGCACTGATGGGCATTCCTCCGCCGTAAGCCTTGCCGATACAGGTTAAGTCAGGGGTCACGCCATAGTATTCTGCCGCGCCGCCGAGTGCAAAGCGGGCACCTGTGACAACCTCATCAAATATCAATACCGCGCCGTTTTTATGGCACAGTTCTTTTATAGCTAGGAGATATCCATTTTTCGGGCCGTTCTCCATAACGGGTTCAAGAATAACGGCGGCGATTCTGCCGTTGTAGCCATCAAACCATGACTTCAAATCATCAATGTCATTATATTTAAATTTCTTTGTCAGGTTACTTGTTCCAAACGGTATCCCTTTGGCGCCCGGTTCAATTCCAATTGTCCAATCGTCCCAGCCATGATACCCTGCCTTTAAAACAATATCTCTGCCTGTGTACGCCCGGGCAAGTTTTACCGCCGCTGTGGTTACATCTTTTCCGTTTTTCATGAGTTTGCAGGCTTCGCAACCGGGTATAATCTTGGTGAGCTTTCGGCATAAATCCTGCTCAATTTGCGTGGGCGTGGAAAATGATATTCCTTTTTTGAGCTGCTTTTCAATTGCCGTGTTGATTCTTACGTCATTATGTCCGGTAAGCCCCGGGCCAAGTGCGCACGTGAAATCGCAATATTCGTTGCCTTCGGTGTCCCATACGCGAGAACCTTTGCCATGGTCAAGCATAATGTCACGGGTAAAATAGCGCATGCCTTTTGAATATGTCTGATAATGCATTCTATAGCCTCCATTTCCACGGATATTTTATTTCTTCCGGTACTTTCAAATCCAAAATTGCGCTTTCCAATGTCCATGGAATCCCATACCGTGTCAGTCCAATCAATTCCTGCAGCTGCTCAGCTGTGTCCACACCGACAACAACATAATCAATATACGGGTTGCCATATGTGAATAAAAATACCGCCTCTTTTCGGTTGATTCCGTATGGCTTGATAATGCCGTCCAACCGTTCAATATATTCCTTGCCGATCGGCGGTTCATCCATAAGTAAAAGCCCTTGTAAAAACACGGATCGGGCAATGGTAGTTATTTTATATTCCTTTGCCAGCTTGAAAAACTTTGTTTTCAAAATATTGTGGTCGAACGCATTATACGGAAATTCAATTATGTTCATTTTCAGTTTTGCGGCCTTGACTGCCTCTTCCGGAGTATCAACCGAAACGCCATCCCAATCGCTGTCGTTAATCCTGCTGAATCCGTGTGCCAACTCCTGGCAACTTCGGTAGTGAAAATAATCCTGAAATTCATTTATTTGCTTGATGAACTTTACAGGGTATGCGGTTGTATCTTCATACGCCGTTGAGGTGTCGATAAGGTGAATCCCATTGTCAATTGCTGTATGCAGTATTTTTATTCCTTCATCCCGTGGCACCTGACTTTTGCACTTCACACCATACGGCTGATAAAAATTTGCTACGCCGAGAATCAGCTTTGTCTTGATAGCCATTTTAAAACATCCTCCATCAAAAATATTTTGCCAGGTTTATATAAAGCCTTATAAATCTGTGTGATAAATTCGTAATCCTGTTGTGTATCAAGCGTCCAGCGCAAACTAGACAAATCTTGCCCTTGCACTATAGCGAGAACTTTAAACCCGCTCCACAAAAAAAAGATATCATATTCCTTTTCAAAAAAGTTTATCTTATAGAAATCAGGTTGTTTTAATAACCCCGCCTTGAAAACCTCCACGTCCAATCCATCCGGAAATCTTCGTCCGATGCAGTTTGTTGTCAAATCATTATTTCCGTGATGTGAAATTATCATATCTATCAAATCCGGACAAACTAAGGCGCAATCACCTGTGATGCGGACAATTGAATCATTATTCCTTATATTATAATACTCGATAGCTTTAATGTATCTATTTTTTACATCATCCTCTGAGCCACGGAAGCAATTTATTTGTATCTGCCTGCATAATGATTCTATTACATCGTTTTCCGGATTTGTGCTGGTGACAACTATTATCTTGTCAACCGTTTTGGCAAATCTCACGCGGTCAATTATATGTGCCAAAACAGGTTTGCCGCATATCGGCAATAAAACTTTGCCGGGCAAACGTTGGCTTCCCATACGAGCTTGAATGAAACAATACTTCATATTTACCTCACATAAAAATAAGCTCCCCTCCCGGACATCTCCAACTATTTACTATTATAGCAATACAGTATAGTCAATTACTGCAAAGTTTTTGTGCAGTCCAATGGCGAATTAAAATAGTCCGTTTGTCCATAAAAACATTATCAAAATAGTGTTGACAACGGCGTACAACTGGAGTACAATAGTAATATAATAAGTAGCAGGGAGGAAAATAATATGAATGGTTTTAAAATTCTTGTAGAGTCATGTTTTAACACATGGCTCTTGACAAAGGGCGGATGCCCGACAACGCAGTTGGCAACTTATGAGCCGTCAATGGCTCATAAGGCAGCGGAATTTATTTATTATTCTTTGCCGTTCGCGTCATGGGATGCTGGCAGGGGTGTAACGCTCTCAATGTCCATTAATGGGCTTGAAGAGTTTATCACATCAGCGATGACCGACGTGTCTGATAATGAAACAGGACAATGGCAATGGATGACGCCGGCGACTTGTTTTGTCGCCGGGTGGTTTACGGTAAAGCCCTCCGGTTAGAGGACGGGGAGGCAAAGATGGTTAGGAGTTTTATTTGCGAGACTTGCAAAAATGAATATTCTAGGCCGACTTATACGGCAACCGCAACCAGACAGACCAAAGAATATTGGAGGGAGCGTGAAGGTACCGAGTTTGGCACCTGTAGTGAGTGCTATAAAAAAGAGCAGGAAGAAAAGCGGCAAAAGGCAATTTCAGAAGCTGGCCTTCCTGAACTCACTGGTTCCGAAAAGCAAATCGGATGGGCTACAAAAATCCGTTTTGACAAATACGAAATTTCGAAGGATTATACCAGCAAAATGAGTCCCAAAGGTGCCGAAGTGTACGACAGGCTGTTTGGTACGGTTGAAGCTAAATTTTGGATTGACAACAGAGACAAGAGTTTCAGAGAATTAGCTACTCTGGTTATGTCTATGGCTCCGGCAGAAGTTGAGGCAGAAATTAAAGCCGAAGAAGAAAAGGAAAGCAAAGCCAAAATGCAGGTACTCCTGCCTGCAACACCGGTGGATGAAACGCCGGTCGAAATAAAGGTTGCTGACGTAGCCGTTATTGTCAACTCCAAAAAAGATGAGAAAATTATTGAAGTCTGCAAAAACTCCGGCTATTCATGGAAAGATGGAGCATGGAGAAAAGCGATATCCTTCCGCACCGGCACCGCAATTGATAGAGCAGCGGATATCGGCAATAAACTTTTGAACGCAGGTTATCCGGTGGCAATTGACAACGCAGATGCGGCACAAAAAGCTGTTAGTGCAGAATTCGAACCCGAATGCACCCGGTGGGTGTCGGTTCCAAAGGGAGAAACGGGCAGATTTATGATTTATTGGAGAGGCAAAAATCAGTCCTTGTACGAAACTGCCAGATCGCTTCCACATTCTTCGTATGATAGCCCTGACATCATGGTTCCAATTAAATATTTCCGCGAGGTTGAAGATTTTGCAGGACTGTACGGCTTTAAGTTTAGTCCGGGAGCAATAAAGGCGATTGCAGAATATAAGGCGAGTTTAGAAGTTAAAAGGGTTGTTCCGGGGAAGGCTCCTAAAGTCGAATGGTCAGATGGACTGAAAAAAATATTGGAAAGCAGCAATGATATAATTGAGGATTTAAAGGAGAGCAATCATGAAAAAGCTAAATGATTTGAGCGACACCGAACTTCTGGACATGATGGATGTGCCGGAAGAAAAACTTGAAGAAAGTGTATCTTCCAGAGTAATCAACCCGCCGGAATTGGCAGGTTTTAGCGGCGAAATGACAGATATTGTTATGGGCATCTTCGAAGAGCGCCACGGAGAAGAGCATGCCTATCAACTATGGATGGAGCGGTTCGGAGGGTAGAATGAACTTTAAAACCGCTCTACTCCCACATCAACAATCGGCATATGATAAGCTCCGGTGCCTTAAGATTGGTGCCTTATATATGGATATGGGTACTGGCAAAACAAGAACGGCGTTGGAAATCATTGCGCTACGGCTTGATGCTGGCAAAATAAATCACATCCTATGGCTCTGTCCATGCTCCGTAAAACCAACAATCAAGGCAGAGCTACAGAAGCATATTGACGGCGATTTGTCTATGTTCACTATCGAAGGCATAGAAAGCATGTCGCAGTCTGACAGGCTGTATTTGCGGTTGCTTGATTTGGTGGCTAATCAAAAGGTGTTTTTAATTGTTGATGAAAGTAACCTCGTTAAGAATCATTTTGCGAAACGCACAAAAAGGATATCGGCGCTAGCAAAGTCTTGCGCTTACAGGCTTATTTTGAACGGTACGCCGGTCAGCAAGAATGAAGCGGATTTATTTGCACAGTGGTACATTTTAGATGAGCGCATATTGGGCTATCACTCTTTCTGGAGCTTTGCAGCGAATCATCTTGAATATGACGATTACGGCAAAGTCAGGCGCGTTCTGAATGTGGATTATCTCACTGAAAAAATATCGCCGTACTCATACGGTGTGAAGAAGGAGGAGTGTATTGTACTACCACGCAAGCGTTATCGCGAACGTGATTTTGCGTTGACGGAAGAACAGGAATACGCATATTATGACGCAAAGGAAAAGCTGCTGGCTAATGTTGACGAGTTTGACAGCACGACAATATACAAGCTTTTTACCGGGCTACAGCAGGTCACAAGCGGGCGCGCAATAGTTAGCATATATCCGCTTAAAAGTATACCGTTTTTCGATAATCCGCTTGACAATCCGCGCATTAATGCCCTATTGCGAGAGGTTGACGATGTGGAAGAAAAAATCATAATCTGGTGCAAATTCAAGCATGAGATAGACGATGTAACGGCGGTATTGCGGGACAGATACGGAGTGGACAGCGTGGCGCAGTTTTACGGCGGCATAAGTCAGAAAAGCCGCATTGCTGAAATGGAAAGGTTCAGAAACAATGCTCAGTATCTGATAGCGCACAAGGTCTGTGGTGGCTACGGTCTTAACCTGCAATTTTGCTCACGCATGATATATTATAACAATGACTTTAACTGGGCGACAAGGGCGCAGTCAGAGGACAGAGTTCACAGGTTGGGACAGACTAAAGAGGTAATTATCGTTGACATATGCGCCGCAAGTAAAATTGATGACAGGATTATTAATAACCTTAACTGCAAAGGCGTTCTATGTGACAGATTCAAGGATGAACTCAGGAAGAACAGGGATAACAAGGCGGCATTATCCGCCTGGATAGATGGAGGTAGGCATGATAAAAATAGGGCTGAACCAGAGGGAGAAGCAGAGGGAAATTGACAAGTGTTTAAGCAATATAAAAAAAGTGTTCTGTTTTTACTACAAGGATTTCCCTGTGAAATATAATGTAAACTGCGAAATCGAGTACGTTGAGTATGCGGACATTGAAATGTATAAGTTTTTTTACCGGCTTCTGGAAGAGATCGGCAATGATAGTTTAATCGTTATGGACGGATGTATGAGGACGCAGAACCGATCAGAACTTATTTACAATTGCGCTCATCATTACCTGAACCAAACGCCGCATAAAATCATATTTGAACACTTTCCCATTATCGATACCAAGGATGATTTCATGATTTTACTGGACTTTGAAAACAAAGGTAAATACAAAGGCAAATCTTTTGACTATCTGTTTTTGCAGCAGGAAGATATACTGATTAAGCCACATAAAGTTAAAATGGAATTGTTGCCTGCGGAAGTGTCGGGCAGTGAAAGGGTGCAGTATGACGCTAAAAAGGAAAGCTTGTTTGATAATTTGGGAGGTAAGGATCCGGACACAATCCCGCGAACATTGCAACTGTTTGCGGGAGATTTGAAAAAGAAGGCCATTCAGCCTGACAAGCTTTATGTGGCAAGAAACAAGCGGTTTAAGTTAGATAATGTGTTGAGCTATGATGAGGCTAAGAAAGGCGAATACATCATCATAGATACTCATTACCGCCGTCTTAACATGAATGACTTCCTGAAAATTACCGGCATGGAGAAGATAAAATATCTATGTACCACGCTGCCAATTGACAATGTAATAATCTCAGAATTTGCGGAATGGAAAGCGAGGTTGGATGCCGTCTATGCTCAATCAAGTTTATATAAATAAAAATGTACTTGAAGCGGCCAGAGAACGTATGAAGTATATTTTTGATGAGTTTGGGAATATATGCGTAAGTGTAAGCGGCGGCAAGGACAGTACTGTTTTGGCTCATCTGGCATTGCAGGAGGCGAACCGAAGAGGGCGGAAGATAGGTATATTTTTTCTGGATGAAGAAGTCGTTTATGAAAGCACGGTAAAACAGATAAAATATATAATGGACATGTATCCTGAAAACGCCGTCAAGCTGTGGTTTCAAATTGAATTTAACCTCACCAACTCCACATCAATCAAGGATGGACAGTTGAAATGTTGGGAGCGCGGCAAGCACGAGATATGGATGCGGCCAAAAGAACCGGACAGCATACAATATAAACCGTGGGACAGGGCGAATGAAACGGTCAGGGACAAAAACAAGGGCTTCGGATTCTATGACGCGCTGGACAACTTCCAGAACTCCCGGCGGAACACAGCTTTTCTTGTCGGCCTGAGAGCCACAGAAAGTCCTAACAGGTGGCGGGCGGTATCAAAGAATCCGGGATACAAAGACGTTTGCTGGTGCACAAAAGGCCATAATTGCAATGTTAATTTTTATCCTCTGTATGACTGGAATTTCCATGATATCTGGAAGTACATATATGACGAACAGTTGAAGTACAGCAAGATATACGATTACCAGTACAAGAAGGGCATGGGACTACAGGAAATAAGGGTATCCAGTCTGATACATGAAAAATCATTTAAGGCTCTGGTGGAGTTGCCGGAGTTTGAACCCAAAACATATGACAAGCTACAGAGGCGGATTGGCGGGATAGCAGTAGGTCATATCTATGGCAAGGAAAACAAGATGCTCCGTGCCCGGACGTTACCGAAGAATTTCAAAAGCTGGCGGGGGTACCGGGACTTCCTGCTGGAAACTTATCCGGACGCCAGCAAAAAAGATATTTTTGTTAAGCGTTATGTCCGATACCTGGATAACAATTATGTCGCTCGCCAGGAATGCCGGCAACTTATCCTAAATGATTACGAGAATAACCTTCCTGTGGATAATAAACCAGATCCACGGGAGGAAACAATTAAGAAATGGAGAGAATTATTATGAGAGAGATAAAAACAGAAGAATACGGAACGTTTATAATACCGGAGGCTCCTATTATCAATACAAAGTTCGGCCCAATTAAATTAATATCCCAAACAGCTATAATAGCACCAATAGAGTTAGTACAAGCCAATAATTATAACCCAAACAGCGTGGACAGTAAAAATATGGAGCTGCTGAGGCAGTCAATCATTGATAATGGTTTTTGTTATGGGGTTGTTACGATCTGGGACGAAGATCTGCAAAAATTTATTATAGTAGACGGATACCATAGATATGATGAATTCAAAAATACTTTACAGGCTGTCGAAATTCCGATTTATGTACTTGAACAAACCCCAGCACAAAGGATGGCTGCTACAGTCCAGTTTAACCGTGCCCGGGGAGTTCACCAAGTTGATCTCATGGGTGATCTAGTTAAAGCTTTATTTGAGCAAGGCGAAGATGATGAGGCTATCGCAAAGCACCTAGGCATGGAGCTTGAGGAAGTATTCAGGCTTAAACAAATAACCGGCATTGCGGAGTTATTTAAGAATCAGACATATTCCCGCTCATGGGAAATGCAGGAGGTAGAAAATGGCTGAATACAATTATGGTAATGCTTATCTGAGACATCCATTGAGCAAAGAGCCTTATGTTTTTGGTGATGGCAGCATAGTCCAAGTGCATGACATATTTGATCCGTTGCCTGAGTTTATGAGGTTGGCAGACATGGTATTCGTAGATCCACCGTGGAATCTGGGCAACATTAATACGTTTTATATGAAAGCTGAGAAGTATGAACGGGTGGACAGTTTTGAACGATTTTATAAGCGGTTGTTTGAGTGTATTGGGACAATAGGATCACAAGTCTGTTATGTGGAAGTGGGAAAAGAACACCTTGCGGATTTTATCATGGAAATGCAGAGGCTTTATAAATATGTGACATTTTACAACAGCACCTATTATCACAGTAAAGATAAGTTATGTTATGTAATTAGAGGAAGCAAAAAATTTAAGAAGCCCACATTGGATGGTATGGATGAGGAAGACATTATTGAGTGGATATGTGCAAACGAGGATTATAATATTATTGGTGATCTCTGCATGGGATGTGGGCTTGTTGGCCTGAATGCTTACCGGAATGGAAAACGGTTTGTAGGGACGGAATTGAACCATAAAAGGCTATCTGTATTGATAGAGAAAGTAGAGGGTGACAATGAATAATAGATTTCAAGTAAGGGATACAGAGGAAGAACTTAAAAAATTAGACGAGGCTATCACAAAACTTGGATATAAAGACCGGGCTGATTGGTATCGTGATGCAAAAAGAGATACAATGAAAAAGGCACAAAAAATAAACCCCCAGATTAAATAACTGGGGTTTATTTTATTTCAATTTAAAAAACTGTTTCGAATTAAATTCGCAGTCCTCTCTCTCTTGCAAACTCTTGGCAAGATTTATTCAGCCAATAATATATCTGCCTGATACTTGCGGGGATATGTATTTCTGCATAATGTACGCGTGTTTCAATATCACCCCATTCAAGTTCTTGCCAACAGTCTTTTTGATATACCATTTCAACTGCTTTACGTGGGTCTCTGCCGCATATAATCAATGCCTTTTCCGCCGCGTCCAGATCGGCAAGTTCGGCAGCATGTTCGCTCAATATTCTCTCTTTGTGCATCAGTGCAGCCTCAGTAGGATTGCTTACCCCATCAGACTTAGCTTGGCGTTTGTAATCATCCACAAGTTTATTAATATATTTGTCTGCGCTGCCTTCCCTGGCGAGAAAACGAAACGCCTGAGTGGCATACTCGCGATATGGCTGTCTTTTGTTCATTGGATTACCTCACCCCTCCGTCATATACCCCACAATAACTTTAACCGCCTCGCCCCATCCATAGCACACATCTACCTTGTGCCCTTGTTTTCGTAACTGTTCAATCCACCACAGTTGATTTTCTGTCGGTTTGTTCTTACCAACTTTCATTTCGATAAACAGCCCGTGATACTCACCGCACGGAACCGGAAGGCAGATGTCCGGTACACCTGATTTTACGCCCTCTTTTTTCAGCCTTGCCGCCGTTGTAATATTGCGCTTACCGCCGTTCGGCACCGCGAACAGTAGCTTTAGTTCCGGCGTTTTCTTTGCGGCGAATTCAGCCCATTCAAATAAGGCTTGCTGTTCAGTGGATTCGCTCATCTTAGTCCCTCCTGCAATAGTCACAATGCAAGTCATTGCCTTCGTTTTTTGAGTCGTACAAGCAGCCGCATGTCTTGCATCTCTCAATATGATCGGGCAGAACGCAAGTTTGTTCTTGTAAAAACCAAATTATTCTAAATGCCATCTGCTCTGATAAATGCGGTGGGCGTTTCATGTGGATACCGTCCGGCAACTCGCCTTGAAGAAATTTATAGAATTCTTCAATCTTTTCAATTGGCATTTCGCTGATAAAATGGCGGATAAATTGTTTCTCTCTTGGGCAGCAATCGTAGCATTTAATCGTTTCATCAATTGATAATAATTCTTTTTTTTCATCTCTAAGCATCTTTCCCGCCTCCCACCTTATTGCAATAATATGTCCGTGCATACATGCAGGATGGTATTCTGTCCATGGTTCCTTTGTCCCTGTTGTACTTGTTGATTATTTCTTTGTCCAGGCAAAGGCACCAATCGGCATTTTTGCGGATTGATTCCGACCTATCAAGACACCCTATACATTTTTTATCCATCCTGACCGCCTCCTGCCTTGTCTATTGCTGCAAGGGCTTCTCTTATCTCAACTTTAGCCTGCTCCATTGGCTTATTAGGAACAAACATTTCAAAAGCTTCCATACATGTATCTAGCGCTTTCCTAGCCTTTGCAAGTATTACCAAATAGTCAACTATATTCCTGCAATACTCCTTTAGCATCATGTCGGACGCAACTATTTGCTTTGTGAGTTGCTCATTCGCCTTGACAAGCCGACTTACGCGGTCATTGTATAATCCGTCGTTGTGCGCTTCAAGTTTCAGTTGCTCAACCTCCTGCTGTGCCCTAATCCAATTATTTCGTGTAAACTCATATTTATTTTCATTTTTGTCACATTCTTCACTTTTGCGCCTAAGCATGTCAATTTGTCTTTCGTTTTTCTGTTTCCACTGCTCATTCTCTTCCTTCATTTTGCAAAAATCCTTGAACAGTTTGCTATGCCCTGTGTCCAGTTCCTCGTATCGTTGCTGCCAGCCGGTTATCTCCTGCCGCTGTGCCTTTATGGTTTTTTCTGCATCATCAAGCTGTGCTAAAATGCTCATCTCTCACCCCTCCAATCCTTTTAGTGATGCCGCATCCCTTTTTATCACCGCAATCTTGCGTCTTAATTCCTCGCCTAACATGCCGCGCTTTGAATGCCATCCATGTGCATAAGCAAGCCCTGTAGTCTCGCTCAGTTCGTCCGTAAGTGCCTTAACGTATTCGTCATATGCCAGTGTTATCTCTTCCAGTATTGCCCTGTACACCTTATTTCGATGATATAATTCCTCACACGTTTTAAACACTTTTGTTATATCTTTCCATACTTCCGGCGATGGTGTATTCGTGTCTTGGGTACAGCGTTTCTTTTTCCATATATCCTCAAATTCCTCATATCTCAACATTTAACCCTCTCCCTTCTCGTTCTTATTCCACCGTGTGCCATATCTATCTTCCACTTCCCGCCGCAAGTCCCAATACATTTGTCTGTAATTATCCCTCTCTTTTTCAGCTTGCTTTGTAATTGAGTACAATCGGTCTACTTCGTGGGGAATACTACTTTTAATCTGCTTATTAACATCCCTTGAAAGCGACCGTATAAGCGAGTTCTTTAATATTTGCTCATCTTCCCATAAAGGTTGTCGTTTAGCCCTTTTCTCACACCACCCACCGCAATATACGCCTATGTGCGCTGGTATCTCATCCTTGACCTGCTCATATAATTCTTTTGGCATGACGTAGTAATTAAAATGCCCCAGGAAGGTATTATGTGCATTGCTGTGGAAGTCTGACTTTGACATTTTAATCTCATAGCACCGGAACACGCCTTTGCAGTCATAAGTCATGTAGTCAACTCGCTCACTGCCGAACCAGCCGATTGTGACCTCAAAGCATCCGAACACGCCCTGCTTGTGCGTTGCCTTCCATATCTGCCGTTCAAGCTGTATTGTGGCTTCTGTTTTAGCCGTTCTGACCCTCTCCCTTCTCGCAAAATATCCTGATTATGTGCAATTGTTTTTATCGTTTCCACAACCTACGAGCCATTCTTTCCCTGTCCATGTTGCAGAAGAATAATCACCTTCTACTAAATTTTCACTGTTTAATGCTACTTCCATTTTTCCGTCTTCCTTAGGTATCAGGAACAAAACAGCGCCACCCATATCCATACGAAGTGATTTTTTATTAGTACCTGTTATGCTTATTCTTGCTCCTCTAAGACACTTGTTGCACTTGGCCATATCAATAAGCCTCCTTCTCCCTCTTTTTAAATTCCGCCCTATTCCATCACAACAACTTTCCATTTTGGTATTCTTTCATAGTTTTGGCTCTCATCGCGATGAAATTTAGATCCGTTTCCAAAATCCTCTATGCATTTTTCGCATCCTATGTAAGTCATTATTGGACAGTGTATGTACCCGTCCTGATATACTTCCACCGTCGCACATAAGCACTGCCGCACTGTAGAGCCTGTATATTCTTCGTAGTGTAATCCATCAGGACATACTTTCTCATTTCTGCATCTATAAGATTCATGTTTAACGCAATGGTAACAGCGCATTGACTTTTCGTAAGCTAATTGCCGTTGAATTCTTTCGTTTGTCATTTCTTCGTCAAAGAATGTAATTTGAATATAGTTATTCACGCTTTACCCCTCCGCAAAGAATCTATGCCCACCTACCTCAAGAATAAACCGTTGCCGCTCATGAAATGCGCTCTCCACCAACGCAGGAGCATAAAAGTATATTACCTGTTCATCCGTCACTGTCTCACCCTTGTCAAATACTGCTGATACCGCCTCTTTGACATTTTTTGACGGGTTCGGCCGACGTTTGGCATATGCATACTGCATGACTATCTCTGCCGGACGCTTATTGTTCATGCGGCAGGCGTTTAGAATGCACTGACAGACAAGCATTTTACCTGTGTACGGTTCATCTTCTGCTTCTGCCATAACGACACGCTCAACGAGGTCACGCTCTGCCGTTGATAGCTCATAGCGCGGACGTTCCCCGCCCCTGCTTTTCTTGTCTATAGGCTTATCCTGCTTGCGGCCTATCTCTTCCTGCAATGCGCTGATTTGCTGCGTCAGGGCGTCGAGTTGTGCCTTATACTGTTCAATTTCTTTGCTGCTATTGACAATTTGCAATGACAAGCCACTTATTTGCCATTTTAAGGCGGTCGTTTCTGTCAAACGTGTCTTTACCCGTTTAACACTTGTTCCGACGGCGTACCCCATAAAAACAAGCGCACAGATATAAGATATAAGCAGTACATATGTTCTAGGTTTCATATTTCACCTTCTCGAATTCGGTCACGAACACCCACGGGTTAGCCGGTCTGCCATATAAAGTAAAATCCTTTGCCTTTATGGTGTTGTGCCATACCTCATAAAACCACGCAAGGGGCTGTGTTTCGTACTTTTCAGGGCATCCTTCGGCATAGCAACCACCTAAAGTTATGTCCTGTAATCTCTCCACCCTGACGTTTGTCACCTTTAAAAAGATTCTTGCAGCGGCACGGGGCATGAAGATTGAAGGGTGCCATTTGACACCATAATCCAATCGTGCCCTGTCGCTTTCACTCCCGGGTTTTATATCAGCCCGGTATGAGAAATTCCACGGTTTGTCTGTTAGCGGATCATTACCAAAACCCATGCCGCGTAAATCTGTCCATGTTTCCCTTACCCATAAAACCATTTCAACTTCCCACGGGCATTTGATATCCCGGTAAACTTCGCCATATTCATTATTTTCAAAAGTAGCAATCAGACCTCTTTTCACTTTCGGATACGCATTTCCGTTTTTGTCGTACGCCGTAAGTTCAGGGTCTTTCTCAAAGCTTTGCAGATTCCATTGGTCAGGATTCAAATTGATTTTATCTAATCCCCTCACTCGCCTCGTCATGCTCTTCCTACCGTCCTGTATCGCCTGTATCATAGGTGTTGAAAATAATATTGGTTTCATTTGGTGACCTCCTGTAAAAGATTTCTCTCATACCTGTCACACCTTACCCGGTGTGTCATTCCTTCTTCACACTCATAATGCGTGCAGGTCGGACATATTTTCTCTTGGTGAAATTCCATTAGTGTTTCGTTGTCAAAGCCATCACTGCAAACATAATCCCTATAATCCTTATCGCCGGACATTACATTTATCAGGTTGTGACATTTCAGACATTCCTTGCGGTTCTGTATGTCACCCTGCCAGAAGCCGAATCCTTTTATATACCTTTCACCAACCTCAACAATCCTGCGGCACCAGAAACATTTATGCTGTTTCCGCGCTTTATGTTCGGTTTCAATATAAAAATCACTCATTTTGCAACCTCCTGTAAAAGTTCTGGATTATCCCACACATTACCAATTACCTCAATAAATTCATGTTCGCCCATCATAAAGCAATCGTTAATCATGTTTTTTATTGTTATTTTGCTGTCGTGCTCCCAATAGCCTTGACAATGTTCTCCGCCCCAACAATGAACAATATACCCCTCATATATCTCTTTTCCGTTGCGGTCGTGGAGGCCTGTGTATTGTCCAACCTGCCAAACTTCGTGATATTCCCTACCACCAATAGTGTCAAATTCAATTCCAACAAACCCTTCTTTGTGAACAAGGTCACCATAAACCCATTGACCGCTGGCTTTGCTTTTACCCCTAAACTTGTACTCTCTTTCCATTTCTCTCCCCCCCTTCTGCGGATGAAGGCTATCCGCGTATCTGCCAGGATATTAATATAGCTCGCCTTGTTATATTCTCAGCCTGCTTCCCCGGCGTGAGTTTCAAACTCTAAAAATGACGATCATACTTGGGAATGGTGCGCCATGCTTTGCTCCTACAAATTTGATCCGCCCTTTTAAAAGTGAAAAGGCATAGTTTTTATAAACATATTTGTGAAACCAGATTGTATCAGTTCGGGCAGGTAGTAAAGCAAAGACAACGCAATTTCCTGTTTGACATTCTTCGTGTGCCTTTTTAATCCACTTTCCGGTTTCTGTTCTGCTGTAAGGCGGATTCATCCAACATATTTCACCCTGCCATGACTGTTTCAGTCCGTCCTGCTCTTTAGTAAAATACCGTTCGCACTTAGCATTTTCAATGGAAGCACACACATCAAGCGTAAATTTTCCATATTCATTTTCAAGATCCTGAATTAGTTTTCTCGGCGTTTCCCATTCATCCGTTTTACTGCTGAACATTAATTCTGTATTCACTGCCTCACACCCCTTTCTAATCCCATAACTCCTGCCCCTCCCACTTCACGTACTTGCATGGCGCCTTCCACAGACTACACCTTTTACAGCAATCCTTACATATATGGCAGTTGCATGGCGCGCGTTCGGTTGGAGTCTTACAGTTGCGGCAAGGGTCGATTTGTTTCATGTCGTTACCTCACAAATAAATTACTGTCATTTTCTTGCCTATTTTTTCAAGGTCAGAAACCTTTATAAAAAAATGTTCATGCTTAAATGGGTTCATGCCTTTTCTGTAGAATGGGAAACTCCGGTGTGTTTTTTCTAATTCCTCTTTTGTGAATTTTTCACAGTAATTTATATCCCTGTAGTATCCTGACTCGCTTCGTTCTTTTGCATCATCAGGCGTATATTTGCCCCAAAATTCAAGAAACCCATGTGTCATATGTTTTGTTGATGCTATAACATAATTTCTTTCCATTTCACACCTCACACTTCTTTAAACATTTTGTCGAAATCGCTGTCCGTGTAATTGCGCTGGTCAAAGTTGCCTTTGTTTGGGACTCTGGATTGCTGCTGTGCTTGATTTTCATGTTCCCAAGTCCTAACTGCAGCTTTCCAATCTTTCATCTTGTTTTTGCCTATCATCCAGTTTTTTGATGTATAAAAATCGTGCCATTTTTCAGCGTCAACTTGGTTTTTTCGTTCAGTGCAATATTCTTTAACCTGTTCAATAGTGGGTGGAATAAATTTGTGTGTGTGCGGTTCATCCGCACATATATCTTTTAATTCTTTATTCTTATCATTCTTTACATTCTTGTTTATATTGTCCCCCTGCTGTTCCCTTCGCGTCTCCTTCGTAAAACCTTCGCTGTTACCTTCGTAATTGTTTAAATCTTGATAGTAGCTGTATTTAACTACTTCATAGACAAAACCATGTGTTACCTTCGTTGTTACCATCATGTGACCTTCATTGACCCTTTCGTGCGGATTTCGTAGCCAGTCAATTATTCCAAATATTTCTTTCTTTGTCGGTTTCTCTTTCCGGTATCCAACTTTATAGGCCATAGCCTCAATAATTTCATTTATTGAAGTCTTGTATTGCCCTCTTTTTAACCCCTTGAAGTCCGTATGTTGGGCTTTCAAAAGCAACCATATCCAGACCTTTAAATACAAGGGAGGCTTTGACATAATTTCACTTTCTATTAATTTTCTGCTTAATAAAATACAGCCACCTGGTATTTTAGGTTCTGACATTAACCCACCCCTTTGCCCATATTACAATCAGTACATAAGGTTCTTAAATTATCTTTTGTACTCGTGCCACCTTTAGCTACTGGTTTTATATGGTCGATACATAATTCAACGTCTGGTGGCCTTCTACCGCATACAGTACAACGAAAATTGTCTCTTTTTAAAATTTCATAGCGAAGTTTTAATGTCATTTCGGAACGAGTCTTTTTTTTAGTTTCCTTTTTGGTTTTGAAGTTAATGTCTGTTACACTACACGCCAACAAATATTTATCATCGTATATGCACAACATCTCCTCAAATAGTTTATGAAAACAATTATTGCAGCCAAATCTAATATCGTTTTTATTTTGCTTTGAATAAAATACGGTTACCCTTTCTGTTCGCTTATTGCACACACTACAAATTAAATTATCAATTGTAGTATGACAACTATTGTTATTTGAAAAATTAACCCTTACATTGTTTATTGTTTTTATCATATCTACGCCCCCACCTTTATTACGTTCTACATATATTATACATCATTTTGTATCATAATGCAACACTTTACAAACAAATGTTCCCTATTGCATTACTTTGTATAATAGTGTTACAATACATTCAAGGAGGTGTTTTGTGTGTCTAATAAGCGGGTAATGGTATCTCTCCCTGATGGCATTTATGATAAACTTCAAAAGCAAGCAGACAGTGAAAAACGGTCTTTGTCAAATTTAATCAGGCTAGCTGTTGAGAAGTACCTGGAGGAAGCCGCCCGCAAATGAGCGGCTTTTCTTATATCTCTATAAAGCTTTATATAGCCAGGCATCTAATCACCTGCCCCACTCATCTTTTAACCCTGCCAACTCCGCAGGTGTCATAGTCTCTATTCCCAATTCCTTTGCCTCACTTACAACCCCATCTATCAGTACAGACATTTCCTTTGTGTCGTAGGTTGAGGATCCAAAGAAACATTGTAGTTGTATCCCCTTCTGGCCGTTTATCGTGACCTCCCCCAGTTCCCTAACAGTGCGCCATTCAGCTTTTACCCTGTCTACTACATTTGGCTTAACTACAACATGGGTAAATACTCCATATCTCTCAAGCGCGACAAGGTATAGTTCGTCCTTGGTTGTATGTAGAACCTCAGCCATTTTAGAGAGCAGCACCCACATATAAGCGTTAGCATCAAGGCTGCGCTTGTAGCGGTATTGCTTTATTTCAACAAGCAGTTCTTTGCCCTTTAATACAATTTCCTTTAATTCTGCAACCTCGGCCTGTATCTTGCTTTTGGTCGTCAGGACAACCTCTGTATTGCCGGATTCGTCAAATTGCAGCTTAATTTTCTGAAATACTGCCCTCACAATAATTCCTCCCAAACTGCCGCATGAATTCGCTGTGTCCGTGAACGCCCTCAAACCGTTTCTGTCCCTCTTGCTTTAGTTGAGCGATTAAACCTCTGTCCAGTTCATCTGTTGTGTTCCTGTGGCATTGTGTACACAGTGAGACGTATAAACCATATCGTTCACTGTGCTGCCTGTCAGGATTGCCACCATATATGTGGTGACGTTCGAGGTCTACGGTACGGTGACAATTCCAGCAGTAGCCGAGCTCAAATAAACAAGGATACTTCTTCTTGCACGTCTTTTTGTATATTGGTTTAGGATATTGCTGTACCTCAAACATCGGGGTGAGCCGCCTTGTATCTGATGTTTAAGCAGGGCTGGCACAATTCCAACTTATGGTATTTAATTCCGTCCGCAAGAATTTGTTCACAGGTCTTTTTCTTCGTTTCCTTTATTTCATTTCCGCAATCATGACAAAGGTGTACAGAATCATCTTTGTCGTCTCGTTCAGGTTTTCCACTCAAACATTCGGAATAATCAGGTTTATCTTTTTGCGTTGGCTTGCCCAGTTTGCCTGATGTATCCTTTAGATCGGGGTCGTCCTCATCTGTGGCAATCAGAAAGGACATTTTCAAGAAATACCTTTGTGAATATGTCAACCCACTTCCCAGTGACTTTGACGCCTCATCCTGCTGCCCGAAAAAGTACCAGGGTACATATTCGCGGTCTGCCGGTTCCTCTGCGTTTATCCATGTAAAGCCCATTGTTCCCTGGGTGATGAAGTCTGTCTTATCCTTGCCGGATGAATTGGTATAGTTGAATTCTTTAAGGGTACATTCTGACAGGGTAGGGATGAGTAAGACTTTAAGCTCATTCATTTTTTCCATGATTGCGGATAAGATATTGTCAGTGCTTATGTATGGGTAATCCTTAAAACCCACCTTACCTACCGTATCCTTTTTGAGTGCCTTGACGAGTTTGCGGATTTCTACCAGTTTTTCATGTAGAATCATAATTCTACCTCAAATATGTTCGGCCTTTCGTTCGCGGTCACACCCTCCACAACCTCACCGTCAGCCGTCAAGACCTTGCCGGACTGCACAATTACACCTTTCTTAAATTCTGCCCAATCCGCCTTTTCCTCAACTTTTACCTTGTCCTCATATCCATTTGCCTTGAGCCATTTTACAAGGTTTTTCTCGTCCCTGATAAACTCCGGCGTTCCGTATTTCAGCTTCAATGTACCGGAAGGCAGTTTATAGGTTTCCTGCGTTTTAGTGGCTTTGTGCGGCACGGATTCAAAGTAATTCTGCAACTGCTGTTTCAGATATGCTGTCTTGGTTTCAAACCGTTCTTGCGCCTTCTGTGCCTTCATGTTGTATTCGCCCACAAATGTTTTGCAGACATTTATGTATCTCTGTGTTTCTGCTGTTTCTTCGGTAATGATTTTCAACGCCCACTCTGCAAGGTTGTCGTTGTCGATTTTAAAGCCTTCCTGTACATCTTCCTCAATGATTTCCAGCGCCAGATTATCCATTACTTCTTCCCCTCCCATTCCTTTAGCCATGGCTTAACCGCCTCGTGACTTTCCTTCACACCCACGCCCATTATTGCCCTATACGCCGCATATGCACTCTCATTGTCACCTTTGATGTATGCGCTGCGTACGCGCTTCTTGGTGTTCACCAGTTCAAAGCATAGAAATTTCATACATTTACCTCCCTCAAAATTTATTTGGACACCCATTATGATAATTTGTCAGACACAGCCAGCGTGGTTTATTGCTTTCAGAATATCCATGCCCCACGCCGCAGGCAGACCGTACAGGGCAGTTGTGCGGATGAAAACATTCCCGCGATGGACATTCCTTGCTAATAACCTCCACCAGTCTTGTTGAGCCTGCAAATTTAACTTTTACCTTCATCACACCACTTCCCTCAAAATTAATTGATTTATTGGGGCGCGTTCGGCAGATTCATCCAATGTGTAACACCCTGCGAAACATACCATTTTGTATACCGTTGTATTCCGTCTTTGATACCGGCCGTAATATCTTTAAAATAATCCTCTACATGGACCATATCCATACCGCCGTGATTGAAATAAACAAATACGGAATAATCACCCAAAGGCGGCAAACTGTCGTTTACGCTTATCCATTCCATTCCTTCAACCCTCCCTCTAAAATTAATTTGCCCCCGACAGTCTAAACCCGCTGAGCTGCCAGGCCGCTTTTGACAGTAAAGGAAAGCGGGGGCAAAAGGTTAACTATCCCTATGGCAACTTCGCAACCCCTTTGTTAGTAGCTACTGCATATATCTTTAATTCCGGTATTGATACTTTCCATGGGAATTCTACGTCATTACGCTTATCAACATTAAGTTTCAAACTGTATTTTTCTGACAGACTTATGAGATCATCAATCATTAATTGCAAATGCCCCATGCCACTATCATGAGTGATATCACACATTCCAACTGTAACTAGCTCCTTGTTGATGTCTAAAAAAGTATCTATTTTCTGTTTCAATTCCTCTAATTCCATACCTCTAACCCCCTTTCTGCATATTTATACATCCCACCGCATAATAACGGCGGTTTACCAGCTAATACAAATCTCCTACCAATTCCTTAACCTTCTCTTTAATATCCTCAATCTCAGTCAAACCGGATATTTCATCTAGCATATCTTTGATGCCATCTACTCTCTGCTCAAGACCGTCCTTCATACTATTAACAGCATCTATCAACATAAAAACTGTGTTATTTTCAATGTCTGTCTGCTCTGCAACTACGGTGTTCTTTTCTATAAAATCACGATATTTCATACCTTTATCACCTCTCTTTACTTTTCCTGTACCGCATGGTACAATGTGTATAGTTGTTGACCTCGCCGCCTTGAGCGGTATTTTTTTATTTCGAAAAGAATCCGCCCCAGTATAGCAAACCTAATGTAAGTAATGCTTCCACAAGCCATGCCCCTAAACTATACTTGCCGGTTCTAGGACGTCCATCAAGAATCACGTATAACACAAACGTTATTGCTATCAGGACAAGATAAATTATCTGTGGCGCTCCATAATACAAATCTCACCCCCCCCTTTCACTGAACCGTCCACATGCCATCCAGCATACCGGTGGAAATGCTGTATGTTATGTTATTTCCAGATTTAACCTTTAACCAATAACCATTGACGTCATACAAGCCTTTGTCAGCAATCAGAGTGTACTTGATATTATCCAATACGATAAACGGTCTCTTGCCCTCTATAGCCGCCTTCCTAGCCTCCATGAAGCTGACAGGCTGGGGCTCCGGCTTGATTTCTTCAAACGTAGTTTTAGAGGTTATATAAGCACTCGTGCAATCAGGGAATATAAGACTGCCTTCTCTAACTAAAGCCACAGGACGCGCCTTGCCACTGCCATCCAAAGCGAAATATTCTACCGTCTTGTACCGTTTCCCCTCATACCTCTGCGGATTCTCTGCCGCAAGTTTCATTAAATCGTAAGCTTTCAACTTCTTCTCCCCTTCCTCAATAAGTGTTAAATGTCTGTAGAGATTAGTCGCAATGTGTATTTTGCCGCGTTCACTGCGTAGCAAGTAAAGCGTGCCATAATAGCTAGCATGATGCTTCCCTATTGCAGCAACGGTATAATCGCCTATTGGAATAATTTCGCCATGCACCCAATCCTTCTTGAAATACTCAAGCCCATTCCTCTTGAAAAATTCGCTATAAGTTGTGAATGAGCATCCGTTGTTTGACACGTGAACCCTGTCACCAATCTTAAAATCCATAACCTTCACCCCTTCAAATTAATGTGCCTCTCCGAGCTCCCTAGCACCTTCTGCCGCTTCATTTCCTCAAGCTTTCTTGCCTCCTGCTTCCTGCATTCCGTTTTCGCCCAATCCCACATGCCGACAATGATGAGAGCGCAGACGATTAGTACACCTACCCAAATTGATTCATCCATGGCGTGTACCTCCCCTACCTTGTAGAATTTGCAATCTGTTCGATCCTCTGCTGCATGTTGGATGCCGGTAATTTATTTGCTCTAATGCGCGCCTCACGAAAAATGTCGAGCGAGATTGTTCGCCTTAGATAGTTCTCTACTGCCTGCCGTTGATAACCTTCAAATGCCTTTTGGTTTTTGTTCATAGCTTAACCTCCCTAATACAAATCCTTTGAAAGCTGTTGGGCTTTAGCCTTGATTTCATCAATCTCAGCAAGTCCAGTGATTTCATCCAGCATATCGCTGATTCCGTCAACCCTATTTTCAATATCATCTATCATTGACTTAACATCAACCAGCAGCATAAACTCTGTTTCTTCCTCAATGTCGCTTTGTTCCGCCTCAACAGTGTGTCGATAATGTACTTTCTGTAATCCATGGTAAAACCTCCCCTTATGCGTACATCTTGACCGGATGCCGCAGATTATAGTAATAGATAGTCCTGCGCTTCGACCTGCTCAATTTGCTGAGCTTAGTTGCCTTCCTGCGGCGTTCAATTGCAGCCTTCCTGATTGAGTCCTTTGGATTACGGATACCTGGAATGATTTTGCAACCCTCAAACTTACTGGTATGAACCGGATTTGCATACCTGTTGAAACCTGCTGTCATTGCGAAGATTGCCGCAAGCAGACTTTTGCCCTGTTCGTGCCCTGATACGCCTACATTTGATTTGTCCATAGACTTGACCCCTCCATTCCCTATATAACCTTCTTCCGTGGGTCAGTTTCCCACGGCTGAACTTTGCCTAGCTTCCAGCGTATTACATCAACGTAGTACTTTGCATCTTTCAAGCTTTTGTGCTTGACTTCCCTAACGAGTTTTATTGCCTTAATTGGTTCATTTTCAAGTACCAGGTCTTTGACTTTGCGCTTTAAACTAAGCAGTTTTATTTCTACAAAATTGAAAAATACCATCGACTTTCCCCTCCTATAATTTAGTTTCATTGAGAATTTTGATTAACTGCGCTTGAATTCTGGCAATACAGAAGCTTAACTCCATAGGACTCATGCAACTAATTACGGTTTTAAGGTTGTTTTCTTCAAGTGCTACTAGTAAAAACTTTTCATAAATTTTCTGTTCTTCGCCAGGATCGTTAAAAATTACAATTACACTTGCAGATTCCATATCCTTGACCTCCATTTCATTTAGTTTCGGAGAGGAAGCTACAGACTTACCTCTCCACTGTTTGATCGTGCTGCCCGGCTGATGGTTATACCTTTGCCTGTACGGTTTCTAGCGTGTCACCAATTTCTTTTACCTGGCTTCTTATACAAATTAGCCTTTCTCTTAAGTTTGCTGGCGGTTCTTTCTTGTCGCACGGCGGTTGAGGACTTGAACCGTACATTCTGTTATCAATGACATTAGCAAGACTGTTTACCTTGTCAAGTATGTCAATGATTTCCTGTGCTATGTCGTTTAATAATTCGATCGGTGCTACTGCACATTTTGCCTCGTTCATACATTTACCTCCTTCCGTAAATTTTGCCTTTCGGCTTGTGGGAAAGGTGAGAGTCGAACTCACAATACCTGTTTCCCTTGGTCTAGCAAATACGCACAATCGTCATTGTGTAGTTTGCTATTCCGCACCAGTGCGTTACCAATTTCGCTACTTCCCCATATTGGCGGATATTTCAGTCCGCCGTTTTTGTCATAATCGCAACATACATTTCCCCCGAAAGCACCTCTGTCCCTTGACAGTCTATTTCTATCCTGCAATGCGGGTTAAAGTTAGCCATTAACCAATCCTGCAACGGTTTTGCCAGCGCTCCCAATTCGTCATATTTTTCCTGTCCCTTTGCTTCTTCGTTCCAGCATTTTTCACAATTATGTGGCGTATAAATATCTTTAGGTGTAGGGCATCGCACATTTGGAGGGCATTCTTCCAGCATAATTGCATCTTTAACCGGGACTTGTTTCGGATTATTTTGCAGATATAACTCTATCCTTGTCATTTTTGCACATCCTTTATTTTTTATTTGCCTTTCGGCTTGCCGGATACGCTCCGGCGGGCGGCATGTGCTCACCTGATTTATACTCTCAGTCGGTACATGCTTCGTGTGTGGAGCTTGCGGGAAAGGTGAGGCTGGTTACTCACTCTCTCCCATATAGTGGACGGAGCAGGATTTGAACCTGCACGATTGCCTACTCTTTCGTTCGGAACTTTCACCGGATTAAGATTCCGGCGCGGCTACCATTTCGCCATCCGTCCATATTAGCGGGCATCCTCGCCCGCTTTGCTTAGTGCGAACTATTTTGCAAGAAAATGGCCGTCTTTCACAACTTCAAAATTGCCCTTTTTAACATACATCAGCATGCCGTCTCCGCCTTCTTCCCACCATTCCTTCACATCTTCAACAGTTTGCCATCCCTGAACCGGATCAGTCTTATCCATGTTAAAAAGCCCTTCGTAAAATCTCGGCTGGTCAGCATCCTTGCATCCGTATACAATCAAGTCACCTACGACACCGACACGTCCAACGATGTCGATATTCTTTAAGTAATCATATGTGTCGCCGCCCGTAACCCTTGCGAATACTATTTTATCTGCCATTAAAATCCCTCCACTCATTTACAAATTCATTTCAACTCTCTTTCCCCCGCCCCCATTTCCCTCACCTGCACCCATTTCGCAACCCTCAGGCATTGCAGGAATATCTCCCGTGCATCTGCCAGCGTTGTCCGGGTGCGAAACGGCAGGCGGTTGGCGCGTATGTCTGCTGTTGCCATATCGAGGGCTGTTTTGGTTAGATTAGTCATTATGGGTGAGCCTCCAGTTTCCAAATTTCTGATTATGTGGTAAAATTGTGTCGAAAGGGGGTGAATATATATGCCTAAAAAATCGCCTTGGCACTCAATCAAGCAACCTGTACATCACGACAACACCAACTGCAACACCGGTAACAACATTGAAAAGGAAAACCTGAGACAAGGAACCGGCGGAAAACCTCTCTGTCAAGAATGCGCAGGACTAGACAAACAAGGGAAATAGTCATTTGCCAGGGTGGTAAAATGTCATTTCCCAATCGGGGCCGACAGGCTCACCGTCGATGATGGGCCATATACGCCTGAGATTTGAGGGTTTTAAATCATTTTGCAACGCGATTGCAAGTGCTTTGAAGCCCTCGCTTCTTTCCCCGTGGAATCGTACAGTAGGTTCCGGATAACAATGTCCTGGTCCGCTCTCACATGATTCATAAGTTTCTATGCCTCCTTCAGCAAGAATCTCAACTTCGCGTTCAATACCTTTGTCCAATGGCGGCGAATATTCTTTCTTCATGGTGTTTCCTCCTTTGCTTACTCCTTGACCTCGCCTATGTACTCATAAAACAATTTAGGCGATATGTGATATGTCTACACTGATATGGATTAGGCCGATAATGCTTTTTGTCTATCCAGTACTTTCCTGATATAGTCAAGTCCCTTCTGGTAGACTAACGTTTTAATACTGATGCAGGTTGTTCCGTCCGGCTTCGTGTACTTCTGTTCAACTACTCTGAAATAGCCACGGTCAACATATTCCTGATAAGGCTCGTTATTATCTCTCAATATGCCTTCTGACCGGAGAATCCTGAATAATACATTCCTGCCCTTGCCATAGTTCAGTACTTTTGCAGCCTGTGACATTTCAATAGCATCTTTACTGTTGGCTACTGCATCAAAGAATTCAGCTTTGGGCTTCATAAGGGCTATCACTTCATCTTTGGATTCAATGAGCTTCTGAGCTTCGATGAGTGCGGTTGCTATGAGTAGTTGTGGGGTCATTTTCTGATGAAAGTAATTTTCAACCAGCATTTCATAAACTTCCCACGCCTTGTCTGTATTGAGTGATTTGGCATGAAGCAATGTGCCCTTTTCTGTCCAGAGCATGAATTTATTGATGTTTGGCGCAAGGTAGCAATTTGATACTTCGCCCTTAAAGGCTTGTAATTCCTCGCCCTCAAGAATGAAATAATGTATGCCTAGAATGTACCTATCCTGATTCCGCATAAAGTTCTGTCTTATGCGCTCGGTCTCGGTTTCGTAACCATCTGCCAGTTGCTGAGTAGTCAATACTCTCTGATTTTTGTGTTCGATTGGTACAAGACTGTTCATAGCGTTCCTCGCTTCCTATCCTTGTAAAACTTTGATATACTCCCATTGAAGGGAGGCGATTCCGTGGATCCTAATTTTTGTCCATTTGCCAACGCAATGTGTAGAAAAGATTGCGTATTGTACAAAGATATTATGGTTGCTGACCCTTGCGGGAAAGCTTCGCATTGCTGGTTGTCTATTAAAATCAAGGATATTAATGAGTACCAGCATGATGATTTAACGCTAATTCTAAATACTATGAAGAGCAAAAAGCGTTAATTTTCACAATCAAATAACTTTTCTTCGGCTCTTTGTACGGTAGCTTTTTGAGATATAGAATGTTTCAGATAAATCAATATCTCCTCAGCTTCATTTACCGTGCATTTTTTTTCGGCTAATAGGTTGATAATTTCTCTTACAATTGCCTCATTCTTTGCAGTAGCATCCATTATGTGGTTCCTCCTTTCCTTAAGACTCACTTGCGTTTCCTCCGATAGGCAAGCGAACATTAGCCCCCTGTGGAGCATGGTATTACGCTGGCTTCTCTCCACCAATATCAGAGCCTTTCATGTAAAGCAAGAATCTTTCTGTATTTATGTAGAAAGCCCATCTTTCCATTTCAACGCCTGTACCGAACGGAAATCTTCCCTGCTGCAATGCGAGTTGTAAAAACCTCGGGGTAACATCCATAATCGCCGCAGCATCTTGAACAGTTATTGTATAAGGCCGTTTTTGTTCCAGCTCTAGAAGGGTCATAACTATTCCTCCCTTGTATTGGAATCGGCAATCATGACGGCGCCACGTAAGGTTGCTAGGACAAGTTCCTTTTGTTTATCATTTAGTTTTCCAATAAGAGAAATAACTTCTTGAAAGTCTCTTATATTGATGCTGTCGTTTACAGAATTGCTTTCTAACATTTTGACCACCTCACCTTTAAATATCCAGCGATAATTTAAGACTATCTTAATATTAATATAGATTATCCTTAAAGTCAAGGCGTTTTTAAAAATACTTATAGACAATCTATAAAAATAAATATATAATAATGTAAAATGGAGGTGGATGAATTGAGTATAGGTGAAAGAATAAAGAGTATAAGAATGGGACAAAAAATTAAGCAAGGAGATGCGGCTGTCAAGATTGGAATTAAACAGGGAAGCCTTTCTGATATTGAAAGAGGAAAAGTTAATATAGTAACAGATAGGGTAATAAAAGATGTTTGCCGCGAATTTAATGTGAATGAAGAATGGCTTAGGACTGGCATTGGAGAAGTGTATAACAGTTTCAATATTGACTTTGAAGAGTTCTTATTAACGAATGCTAGTCAACTTGACGAACTCGATAGAAAGATAATACAAGAGTATATTAAATTAAAACCTAACCAAAGAAATGTTATTAAGGAATATATTAGCAAATTGACGATTTGAAGGTGACTAGATGAAACTCCCGAACGGATATGGCACCATATATCGATTACCCGGAAACCGCAGAAGGCCTTACATGACTCGCAAGACTATCGGCAAAACAGATACTGGAAAGCCGATTTATGAAACGATAGGGTACTTTGAAGACAAGGAACTGGCGTTGAATGCGTTAGTAAAAAGTCACACAGAACCCATAATACCAAAAGCAGATATAACCCTAAAAGATTTATATGATGAATGGTATCCCGATAAATATGAGTATATTTCAAAGCAAACAGAGGATTGCTATAGAGCTGCATGGAATCGCTTATCTGTATATGGCAAGGTCGAATTTAAAGAACTAAGGACAGGTCACATTCAATCGGTCGTCAATAAGTGTCATAAGGAAGGCAAAAGCATTTCAACTATAAAAAATATTAAAATATTGGCTTCAATGCTTTACGATTATGCCCTGCAAAATGATGTGGTCAATAAAAATTATGCTGAATTTGTCAGACTTCCTAAAGTTGAAAAAGAAGAAAAAGAAATATTTACCGACTTAGAAATACAGAAACTAGAAAAGGCAGAGGGCGAACCATGGGTTGATACAATACTCATACTGATATATACAGGGTTGAGGATAAATGAACTTTTAAGTCTTACAAAATTCAGTATAAACTTTGAAAACCAAACAATAACCGGAGGACTTAAAACCGAAGCTGGTAAGAACAGGATAATACCCATACACCCAAAGATATTAAAATATATAAAAACATGGTATGACAAAAATGGTGAATATCTTATATGCAATGAAAAAGGCAAGCATTTGTCGGACAGGGTATACCGTGATACGCTTTACCTTCCGGCACTTGATGCCCATGGGGTGAGAAAACTTAATCCTCATAGTTGCCGTCATACCTGCGCCAGCTTATTGGCGAAAGCCGGAGCCGACACTCTATATATTCAGAGGATACTCGGTCATGCTAAGTATTCTTTTACTGCCGACACTTATACTCGCACCGATATTGAGGAACTCAGGAAAGCCATTTTGAAAATTTGATGTTTGCATAAGGCTTGTTAGTAATTTGTTAGTAACGGAAACGATTTGCCATAGCTTACCGATACTTACTTATTGCCCATCTATTTTAATTAGATATTAAAAAGCCGCTCAATCCTTACAGACAAGCGGTTTTTCCTTGGTGAGCCATTGCGGATTCGAACCGCAGACACCTTGATTAAAAGTCAAGTGACGGATGGCTATTTTAATGGAGTCAAAGGGTGCTTTGTTAGTTTTTTGTTAGTTTTTGTGATTTGATAAGTCCTCTTGCACATCCCAGAAGACTATACAGGTTTTTAAGGGTCAATTTCCCCGTTATATTGTTAATTTCACTTAATGCTTTATCATAAGTAAATTCTTGGGATTCCGATTTTGGGTTACTCGTTAAGTTCGCCATTTATCATTCTCCCTTTACTATTTATTCCCGCCGCCATCCGTACAAGCCATATTATATACTTTATGTCTACCTATTTCAACAAAATCGTTCGACAAACTGTGCGTTATTTTGCATTATTTTGTCGGAATTTGCCGAATTAGAACGGCATGGGTACAAAATAGGACGATGGGACTAGAAGGCGGGTATGGGGGTATTGCATAGTGAAAAATTATGTTATATGATGGTAGCAAAATGGAGGTGTTTGCATGATATGTCCAAGATGTAACAATACTATCCCGAATAATTCTGCGTTTTGTAATATGTGTGGGTTACAGTTTACCCCAGTTATAAAACAAAAGAAAAAGAATTCTGCTGCTGGTTGCCTTGTATTATTCGCGGCCATAGTTTTTATAATTGTTATAATTAACGCTGTAAACGGAGGTGACAAAGAAGACATAGCAGTAAACGATACCACGGTTGTCAAATCAACTGCAAACCTATCAGCAACACCAGGGCCAACACTATCCCCTGAAGAAATTGAACAAAAATTACATGATGAATGGGTAATTTCACAATTCAGGTTATGGGATGGCTCCCATTCGAGGTTAGTTAAATTTGTTAAGGAAAATATGAATGATCCGAAAAGCTTTGAGCATGTTGAAACAACATATCTTGTAATAAGCACTCAGGAACAATTGGATTTAATAGGTAAGGGCAAGATTGGCGATTTATATGTTCATATGAAATTTAGAGGTGCAAATGCATTTGGAGGAACTATTTTATCAGAGGTTGAGGCGATTGTTGAATATGAAAATAACACATTGACAGTATTGAATGATTTTTAAGGGACAAAAATAAAAGCCCCGGTGTGGGGCGTGAAGGGTGATAGGCATCAAAAATAATAGGTGTCGCAATGCTCACAATCCTTATCTTTACAATGCTTGCATTCGTTTTCAGCCCAACAAGAGTTACATTCATCCTGCAAAGGGTTATCAAATTCATCAGTATCAGAATTAAAAGACATTCCGCATGTTTTGCATATTGTTATCATGGTATCACTCCTTTACTGGTTCAAAATCAGGACAACACCAATAATCATTTCCTTCTACCTTGCATTCTTCATTGTCACAGATTATACACTTCCCATCAACTTTGTTTTTACACTTCATCCCCTCACTCCTTCCTAATCCGTAAACCCCTTGTAATGTACAACCATGCACAGATCATTAGAGGTCTTATTCATGCGTTTAGACAGTTCCCTTCCTGTGTCAGGCCTCAGTCTTTCGCTGAATCTGCCGCCTTCTTGGGTAACATGGTAAATCATAAGCGTTTTGTCGTGTGACAGATAATAGTCGTTTTGTTTTAGTAGTTTTATTGCCTCTGCTTTGCTAATCATTATTCCTTTCCCCCTTCCAACTCTTTTACCCGTCTTTCCAATTCCCCAAGCCTTATGTCCTGTTCGACTAGTCGGCTAATATATGCCCCTTTTTTCTTATCCAATGATACAAGCTTATTAATTACAGCCTTGTTATGGATTGTTATAGTAAATATTTGCATGCGTCCACCTCCACTATAATTATATCACGCATCCTTAGAATAAGCAATACTTTATATCAGGATATTGCATATTTATCCTTGACATTCCCCCACAAAGTGATATACTGTATATGTGTTTAGCAATTATGTTATCGGGTGGTAGTGGCGGAATAAAACGCACATTTATAGAACGAGCCGAGCGGGTCTTGCTGGAAACTCATGAAACAGCGGAGTAGGCCGAATGGCTCCAATGAGTTAGAGGGAACATTATACTTTCTTAGTCTATAAATGAACAGCTTGCAGGATGAAATTTCCTGCCTACCACCTAAAACTTACACCAACTGCCTACCCCTAAATATTCGGAATGGGAAAGAGGGAGAAGGATATGGATGAAATTAGTAGACTAAAACAATACCAGTCAAAAGGATTACCGGATTGCCCTCTTTGTGTGAACTGGTTTTTAGGATGTCTAAATGGACGTAACAGGTGGACGGATAAATCCGTAAAGCCTGGATTTTGCTACACAGGGCAGAGTGGCAAGGAATATATTTCATGCGCAGATATACCGTCAGCCGAATTCCCTTTACGGATGCATTGCAAGGCTTTTATTTGGGACCCCAATCCGGAAAGATTAGGTAGGGTAGTTCTTTAGTTTGCACAATAGCAGGAAAGGTGGAGGGAGGTAATGGGGATGTCAAGAAAGAAATATCCTACTGATCAAACGAAATGTATAGATGATATTATTTGTCCTCATTGTGGGCATAAATTTGAAGGCCAACGTGCTCTTAACTACGATATGTGTTGTATGTTGAATGTATTTTGCCCTGAATGTAATAGAGAAATGGAAATAATGATCAGTGTTGAATATATGGCAACAGCCGTTGAAGATTAAAAGGGAGGTAAAATCATGAAAATAAAATTTACCGGTACAGAAGACAATATATTAGAAATCATAAACGCCTTGCCGGGCAAAGCGAAAGCCATTAAAGCCTGCGGTAAGTCAATTACAATACCGACTAGCAAAGGTGCAAAACAGGTGTTTGTTGGCGATGTAGTGGTCGTTGAGGGTGAAAACGTGAGGGTGGAGGTAACGGGGATGAAAAGTTTAAAAATTACTGAGGTAGATAAAAGATTTCATGTAGGACAGGATTGCCCTTTCTGCGATGGTAAACTGGTCGAGGTTGAAGGAAAGTTACAATGCTATCATGAGGATTGTTATTTTAATAAAGTAGAATGGAGGTAATAGGGATGAAAATTATTGAAAAAGAGTGTGTAACTTGTGATAAAAAAGAGACATGTACAACATGCAAAATTCCATATACAAAAGGTTGCGTAAATTTCATCAGTATGCGTGGGAGATCAATAAAAAGAATTGACCGAGCGCATGAAAGGAAGTAAGAGGGTAACAATTATGTAAACAGCAAAAAGTATAATGTTAACGCAAAGGAGAAAAACACCCGAATTTGTCAACGCAATAGAGAAAGGAAGTGATAAGGTGACAAAGGGTGAATTGGAAAATCTTTCAGAATTATCGCTTGATGATTTGCTGAACATATCAGAAATGCTTGATAAATATATGAAACTGTATAACATTATACAGGGAACAAAGAAAAATTTCACTGAGGATAGGCAAGTGATAAATAAATTCAATAGGTGTATAACGAAGGGTTTATAAAGGCTCCCACATAAGCAGGAAAGGAAGGTGAGAGGGTGACAAAAGGTGAATTGGTAAAGACGGCTGTAAAAATGCTCTATCAACTAGGAAGGGAAGAGGAGCAAGACGGATTTAATGAGTTTCCGCAATTTTGCGAAGATTATTTAAGGGAATCAATACCAAAAATGACTAGCGTCCAATTGCATGAACTGATAAAAGAAATCAAAACCACTTCGGTAATTGGAATAAAATCCCCCTAATCCATGAGGACTAAGGGGATTTTTTGTTAATGTATTTTCATAACTCAGGCTTTTTATCCTTGTTGAAAAAGTATGTAAGTATCATGCCGCCGAACAGCACAATGTCCTTCGGCTCAATAGTACCTTTGATGGACAGGAAAATTATATCTGCCACTACTGCAAAGGTTACTATAGTTTTCACATCAATGAGTTTTGAAAAGCGTTCTTTCATATCAATTTCTCTCCTTTCATATACAAATTCGCACTGGTAAAGTTTTACTTATCAGTGCTTGTACTTCGTTCATTTTTGCCTTTGTCAACTTACCTGCAATGCCGTCAGCCTCCAACCCAAACGCCTTCTGAAATTCCTTGACTGTCATTTCCAGCGGATTTTCCGGTCGTTTGCCTTTGAGTAAATCGGCTGTGGTAAGCCCCCCGGTCCATTGAAAATGAGGACGGTCTACAAAGGGTACAAGCTTTCCGTTCTTTCTGACCTTAAAATCTCCGCCCCAAGTTAAACCGAGCTTTTTGCCAATTGCTGCAGCTTTTTTGTAATCCACATTGTGCGGGAATGAACAGTCCCAAGCCAGGCCATAGTTGTGCATGGAATAGCCAGCTTTTGTGTAGCTCAATATCGCTCCCGGCTTTGTCCTGCCAATAGCGTATATATCGGTTTGCTCCTGCATGGTGCGCAGTGTGCTGGTGATAACAGGTTCCAGCCCTTTCGCCCTGCATTCTGCGGTAAACTTTTCCGCAAGGTACTTGACATACGGGTGCAGGTCGTTTAGATTTTTACTCAACTTGTTCTACCTCCTTCTTCTCTAAATCGTCTATCCGGTGATTTGCCACTTTCATTTTTTCGTCGAACACTTCGCACCGTTCCTCAAGCCTATACGTTCGCTCAATAAGGTTGTTGTGCCTGTTAACTTTGTTTTCCAATTGCTCAAGCCGATAGGCAATCAGCGCCGTACTTCTCCGTTGTGCGAAAAAGCTTCCCGATAATGTGCCTGCAAAGGCAATTAACGCTACTATAATGCTGCCTATTTCCATCTTGCACCGCCCTTCTTTTTATGTAATAATATAAAGACCTTCCTTTGTCAGCACCGCCGACACTGGAAGGCAGTAAAAAGCCGGTTGGTGTTTGCGCACCTTCCGGCCTTTTGGGTTCTGCGGGTTATTTATTTATGTTTCACAGTTGCCTTGCATACAAGCCATTTTACACCGTGTATCGAAAGCCCTATTGCAACGCCTACCAAGAATGATTTCATATCAATTCACCTCATTTTCCACAGCAAGGTATGTGTGACCGGTCGGAAAGTATATCACTGCCTTATCGTCCAGCAACCCTTTATCCTGTAAAAACTGGACTATTGTTTCCGCGCTGTCACCGTCTTTGATGGGACGGTAAACATTGATTGAAGTCTGTCCTAAAAGATTTTCGTGGTCGTTGATAGTGCAGTACATTGCTATACAGGTATTGATGCTGCGTATGCTTGTGGTATCGCTTGCTATTTTAATCTGGTCTTGTGCACCCTCCATTTTGGGTATAGTGATTAAACCGATGATACCGATGATTGAAACGACGCAAACGAGCTCTAAAATTGTAAATCCTTTCTTGCTTTTCTTTAACATATAACTTCCTCCTAAATAATATTTGATGCTGTAAGTATAACACTAAATGTAACATAAAGTCAATATTGATTTGTGTTATATTTTGTGATATACTATTATCAAAGGAGGTGATATAAAATATGTTTACTATGGATGATAAATTTATTGTTAAACCTAACACAACCGAATCAACCACTCTCACTATCCGCATTGATAAAGATGTTATTGCAAGGTTTGACGATTTGGCAATCAAGTCAGGCCATTCCCGTAATTCGCTCATTAACATGGCACTTCATTATGCCTTGGAAAATCTTAAGTTTGAGGGCAAGTAAACAATTTAAAGCACACAGGAGGCGATTATATTTTGTGTATCGTTTACCGTCACTTAAACAACCAAGGTGAAGTTATTTATGTTGGTCAAACTAATAGCTTGTATACGAGGCAAGAAGGCCACAAAAATGGTCTTTCTCATATATCAGAGGAACATCGAAATAGTATTGCAAAAATTGAGCAGTTTGAAACAACCTCGCAGGCTGATTCCGATTTATTAGAAATTTACTATATCAACAAATATCAGCCGAAATACAATAAATCTTGGAAACATGAAAAACCTATGTCTCTTACGATAACCCATCCATTCATATGGGAAGAATATATTCCAAGAATCAAAAGACACAAAAATCATTAACTGAATACATTGCAAAGAAAAGAGCGCCGATTAAAGCGCTCTTACCATTTCTATTATCCACCAGCTGTGACTTAACACAATAATCCCTTCCCCAATCAGCGCCATCCGCAAGAGCCGTTTGTACCTGTCTTTCTTGCGGAATATCAGCCAGAAGGGTATCAGTATAACCGCCATCATAACCAGTCTCGCCAACAGACTCCACCCGAATGGCAAGTTGAATAGCCACGCCATAAGCGAGTTAGCTTCATAAGCATACTGTGCGGTTACTGATATATAGGTTAGTACAAAGTCTGTAAGCATGAGGATAATTAATACTGGCATGTTGCCTCCTTAATTAGCAACTATTGTTACTGCGCCATATGGTGCAATATATCCACCATACCAAGGCGTTCCGGTATTTTGTGCTGGAATAGTAATGGTATATGTCCATGTATTGGAATCTTTTGTTAAGGTAAATATTGCTGTTTTGCTAGCACTGGTATCTCTCGATGTTATATGTATTTGGCTATTACCAGGACCACCTATATGAATATCCCCACTGACAACTGCAAATGTATATGTATCGTCCGGCCTGTTTATCTTTGGCAATAAATCTGTTGCAGTTTCTCCATAGGTGGTGCTAAAACTCAACGAAGGTGCCGGTAATGCTATTGCTGGAAATACTGCAGTAACTACTCCTGAATTAATGGGATTTGTTGCAGTCGCTCCGGATACAGTAAAGGAATTCGCGGTTACACCTGCAAATGTAAAACCAGATTTTACAGTAAGGGTAATAGTTGCTGTATAGGTTTTGCCTGCGATAAAATGGCTATCAGCAGGTGCCCAAGATACACTACCGGTATATTGTGCAGTCTCTGGGATGGATGTTACCGGTGTTGCATCAGCTACAGGCGGGATTACGCCAGAGATTGCGAGTAAGGTTACTACGCCGCTCGGCGTTGATGTAGATTGTTCTTGTACTGTTACGTCACCATTTGTACCAACATCAATATCATAATGGCTGGCAGGAACTTGTAAATCCCGGCCATTCAACGATACCAAGGGGTCAATTGCAGCCTCTATTTCAGGCTCTGTATATGTGTGTCCATCCCCATTTGTCCATCCGGTAGGTGTTAAATTGCCATTCTCATCCAGCACAAGTGCCGCAGGATTGATTGGAGCTTTTAAATCACCTGAGGCAATCGCCATTTCAAGTGACCTAGCTACAACATGAGCCGCTTCCTTATCAGCCGCCCTTCTCGCTGCATCAGTAAAACCGCCTAATCTTGGAACTGCAATTATCGCAAGTATGCCAAGTATTGCTATAACAACTATCAATTCTATAAGGGTAAAGCCTTTTTTATTCTTAAACATTTCGATATTCCTCCTTACTTTTTAATTTGGTAATCGTATGCCGGGCCAATTGGATTAGTTGATGTCAATGTTACAGTTACTTCGCCATTAGGCGCGATAACAATGTTTCCATCAACTATTGCTGCTCCACCGTATTTTGCAGAAGTCAAATCCAAATCCCTGTCAAGTATCAAATTTTCTGCTTTCAATGCGGTTATCAAGCCAGTTGTGCTTGTATCAAAAGTAAATGTTGAATCTGTCTGATGTTCTGCTACATATATAGCCGTTGCATTCGCAGTCACCGCAGCCGCTTCCTTATCTGTTGCTATTTTTGCATTCTCGCTAAACCCGCCTAAACGCGGCACTGCTATAATAGCCAGTATCCCCAAAATTGCGATAACCACGATGAGTTCTATCAGCGTGAACCCTTTCCTACCTCTTAACCTCTTAAACATGGTACATCCTCCTAAAATTATTGTCAGGTTTTTCCCCTGCATATAGGTTATACCATGCAAAATTATTCTTAGACACTTTTAAAAAAATATTTTTATTTTGTACGGCAATCTGCTATAATGTGATTGCGAACATACAAATTTTACTTTTCTTTAGTCCCCTCGTTGGAGGGGATTTTTGTTATGTTGCCGTTGTTTTTAATAGTTATGCTGTTGTGCCGTCTGCATCTACCCATCCGCCAGTAGTTGTATACCATATCGGACGGCCAAGTGTGGTGTCAAAATACATGCTGCCATCTGATAAAGAAGTTGACCGGTCTGTTGAGACTCCTGATAAATTATAAGACACTTCTGCCGCCGCGCCTGCTGAATTGAGTACATACATTTTTTCGCCTGACAAAAGATAAAGTCTTGCATCTCCCGAATCAGGATTAGCCGGGCTTGATGATTGCTCAAGAAACGTTAATTGAATAATTTGTTGTGCCATTTAAGCCACCTCCACCATAATTATATCCCCGTCAATGTCAAAGACTATTTCGGGGCTTGTTGTACTACCGTTTACCAAGGGTTTGAGTTTTGTTTCTCTGTGGTCATTCTGATGATTGAATGCAAGGGTTGTTTTAGTTGAATTTGTATATATATCATAGTTTGAGGCATAAATAATAAATGGAGGAACTGATATCTCTCCACCTGTGTGTATCATTGTTTGCCATTGCCCATTATTAGTGAAAAGATATAAAGAATATATATTATAAGTATTTTCACTGACGTATACTTCCTTTTCAGTTGTAAAAAGAGCAGTGCCATAACCAGGATATAAGAAAATAATTTGATATTTTTCACCTGGATACGTTGGCGGTGTATCGGGATAATACCGCCATGTCTGTATTTGTGTCTTGTGATAATGGCTTGATATTTCGCCTGTCAAAACCGCTTCAATATTAACTTTTGTTACCAGACTTGCATGAGTGTGTGAGGTCAATTCTCCTGTCAGTACCGCCTCAATTTCAGCCTTTGTCATTGCTGGACTAGCCGCAACATGCCAACTTGTACCGCCATCACAGCTTATTTGCCCGAAACAATTCTGTTTTATCGCCGTACTGTTTGCTGTGACTGTTCCTGCGCCATAGTTGACAATAATAGAATCAGCGAATGTATATACCGCCGCCGCTGCCGGAAAGGTTAGCGTTATCGGCGTAGCAGAGGTACATTTTATTATTGTGTCGAACAGGTCGATATCATCTAGGGTGACAGACGATGTGACTACTTTTTGCTTCATAAGTTTATCCTCCTGTTGCTTGCTCCGTCTTTCCAATATGCCGCTTCTACTCTCTTACCCGTCAGCGTCCCCGCGTCCGTCGTTGTCTTTGCAAAAAATACCGTTGTCAGGCTTGAACTATCATACACATCTGCATTAGCCTGCAATAGTGTCGTATATGAGTAGTTGTCTGCATCGCTAATGTATTCCCACACGCCCGTATTAAGCTGGTATAATTTGCCTACACTTGCTGATTTGACCTGCGTATCGCCTGAAAAGTTGTAGTACCATGGTGCGGAGTTGACAACAAGGCGAATGTTTGCCCCTGCTGAAAATATGACTTGATAGGGGTATAGCGAAGTCAAAACAGGCGAATCGGGGTAGGTTGTCCATGGCTGATAGTCGGGTGCGGATAGGGTCAGATATGAGGCGTCAAGGATGCGGGTGGGGGCTAATGTTAAACCTGTTTTAATTAGCCTTGAACTAGCCGTAGCATACAGAACATCGCCTAAGCAAACCATAGAATACGAATTATTTGTAAGCCCATATTCAGATGCTCCCACAATAATCCATGAATCTACATTATCGTATTTATACAGTGCTCCGCTTTGCCCTTCTACTCCGTATAACTCATTTTTACAAACAGTAAGAGAAAACATTTCGCCACTCGGTAAGGGATTTGAAATTACTTCTATCCAAGAAGAAGTACCATCCCATTTATATAGTTGCTTGCCAAGATTAATTGTTGCATATACGGTTCCATTGAATTCTGCCGCACTATTAACCCAATTGCTACCTTGAGCGGAAACAATTACTACCCATGTATATATTCCATCCCAAAACAAGATTTTCCCCTTGGTTGTAACTGCATAAATACTATTATTTTTTACAAATAGTAATTTTATTATATCTTGATATTCTATATAAGGAGCCATTTCTACAAATTCATTGTTAACTACTTTTACCAAATATCCTACACTTAATGCTAAATAAATTTCGCTATTGTAAACTATCCCCGCCGTTATACTCTCTTCAAACCATCCTATGCTATTTACGTCAATCCAGCCATTTACCCCATCCCACTTTTTTAAATATGCAGAACTCATATATGTTTGCGAACCGTAAATAGCATTGTTGTATACCAAAATAGGTACAACATAATCGTAGTTTGGCGTGATTGCTATTTGTTCCCACGCATCTATACCGTTATATTTAAGTAGTCCGTAAATGTCCGTACCTGCGTGTATCTCTCCGTTTAACACTATCGAAATATTCGCAGGGATACTGTCTAATTGTGGTGCAGCCAACGACCACCCGTATGGAGCCGTATCCATCCTAAACGCCGCACACCCTCCCCTTGCCATCATTGCACTTGCACCCATCAGACCACCTCCCAAGCTGTTGTAACACCTGTGCGCACCGTGACACTCTCCTGTGGGTATAGGTATTTTGTCAACGTACCGTCCGTCACCGTCACCATGCCGTTTGCTGCGTTTGCATTATGGATACAAAACATTACAATGCCATCGTGGTCTACTGCGCTGCCTGCAATGTTTTTATCTGTGGTAGGGTCGGGCAGGGTAATTATGGTTGTGCCGGTGACATTGACTTGCCTTGCGCTCGCCCAGGTGAGAGTTGTGGCGGTGGTTATGGCGCTGCCATCGTCTATAGTGGGGTCGTCGGTGTCAACTAAAACACTTTTAGCCTTTGCTCCTGCCGGCCAATCAATGTCCACATATAAATTTGTCTGTGTTATCGCGCCCGTGCTGTCGATATAGGTATTGCTGATTCCTCCGCTTTCTTTTGCCTTTGAGACTACCTTTTCTAAATACTCCATGCCCGTCTGGTTGCCCTGAGTAGAAAAATTGTCAGACTTTCTCACGGAGCATTGAAGGGTACAATGCAGGTTCTGGTTGCCGTTGTCCTGCAAGGTGACTTCTTCAATGAGGTAGTATGTATCCGAGCTTATCCCGAATGTCGGTAGATTGACTTTCAGTTTTGTTCCGGCAATCCAGTCGAGCGTCCATGATTTGATTGTCAGTGTTCGGGGAATTATGCCGAACTTTTTCAGTGCATTTGTTGCCGCTGTTGTAGCATCTGCCAGGAGGTCAATATTGCCATCATTTATTACTGTGCCATATACGCCCGTGCCGCCCTCTATTGCCGCCCGTGCCGTCTGTTCTGTGGTGTCCTCCTCATACGTTTGTATTGCATACCCATCGTCGCCAATGCCGCCGCGGACAAATACCTTATTCGCATATCCGTCGAGTGACTTTTCATACGATTCAATCTCAAAGTCGGTAAACGCGCCGCCCTCAACAATGTCATGCGCTGCGGCTACCTCTGCATCATCGGCAACAAAGTATAATGCTTTGCTGTCGTCGATATACCATTTATATCCGGAGGCTGCCGCCATTTCGTTTAGGATTTCACCGCACGATTTGCACACCGCGTCATATTCACCATCGCCCACAGGGTCAGCTCCTGTGGAGATAGTGCCTGCCGTAATACCTTCTGAGCTTAATACGGGGGTATAGGGTGTTACCTGACTGGCTATCAAGTCTGTTACAACATAGCCTGCCGATTTTTGGTCATAGGGGTTTGTTATTGTCCTCCTTGACGGTATACTGCCATAGCCATTTGAGGTGATACTGAGTTGTATCTTTTTTCCTGCGCCATATCCCGCCTCCAGCTTTTCATGCTGGATTGACTGAATAACGCCGCCGAATATGACTGTAGCGCCATCTAAAACTTGCACATCCTGTCCCACATCCGGAAGGTATGCGGAGGTAGTGACAACGGAGAATGAGCAGTCGTTTTTGTGCCCTGTCCTGCGCGTGACAGATAAAGAGCCTGCTAATAACAGGCTCGTTTTATCTATTGTTGCAATTTTTAGTGTATATGCCATATGGTATCACCACCTTAAAATGCGAATCCGGCTAATTTGAGTTTTTCAACTATTAATGCTGCAATTGTTTCAGTGTCACTTACAGTGGAAATACTGGTAATCAATTCTGTTGCCACAGGTTTGCTTGAATTAAGTTTTTTCAATTCTCCAGCAATTTCTTCTATTCGCCATAACAATTCTTTTTCAATCCCAATCGTTACTTTTATTTCTTCCATCTCGTTTCTCCTTTCCTAGAAGGCATATCCTGCCGCCCTCAATTTCTTTACTATCGTGTTGGCTATTGCCTCTGCATCGCCCTTGCTGCCGGTCACATTCAGGATAAGCTGCTTTTCAATGACTGTTTCCGCTTTCTGATTAGCCGTGAACATTTTGGAGGACTCGCCGCCGGCAATGGAATACTTCTGATTGTATAATTTTTGATATTCCTGTAACTGTGCGCCGGACATTTTAGCAAGAGCTTTGACGGAGTCCACAGAGCCTGCGCCCATGCTTCGGAGGTCACTGATTAAGTCTGCGCTTACGCCGCGCTTTTCAAGTGTAGCCAATGAGCTGCGCCATTCACCCATGGCTTTGACTTGCGCTTTTAGGCGGGTAAGCAACCTCTCTCCCGAGACTGATTTACGCTCAAACACATCAAACAATCCGACGAAATTTGCAAAGGCTGTGGTTTGCTGTTTTATAGCGTCAATCATTGACTTGATGCTGTTTCTAAAGGTATCAACACCTTTTTCCGCTGTGTCTGCGCTTTTCGTGATTTCCTCAAGAAGCTTCTTATAATCGGCTGCTGCTTTTTTAGCCTCTTCGGATCCTGCTGCTGCTCCGTCTAATATTTTAGGCAGTTTTACATCGCCCATTGCTTTTTGAATGGCATTGCTAAAATCCGTTCCGATGCTCTTGCCGTAGTCCGGATTTTTATTTATATAGTCTAGAGTGACTTCGGCTTGAGCGCCTACACCAAAATTCTTTTTGAATCTATCTGTGTATTCCTGTATTTTGGATTCGCTCATACTGATAGAACCGGCAGCAACGCCAGGTATTTTTTCCATCAGTTTTAGTATCGAATTAACAAAATTCAAATATTTGGTATATAATCCTGTCCAAAAGTTTGCCCACCACACCTCAAGAGGCAAAAAGGTTTTAGGTATATCCACAGCAAGGAGTTTCCACCCTGCATCCATAGCGCCTCTGACATTCTCATCCGTGTTGTACAAATAGATAAGCCCTGCAACCAATCCGGCTATTGCGATAATTACCAGTCCCGCCGGAGTCACCAAAAAACTGAGCATACTCATTAGTCCACTGATGCCTATTGCCACCTGTCCGGCTATTATCAGGAGCGGACCGAGAGCCGCAACTATACCAAACACGGCTGCAATAAAACCTTGAGTACTTGCAGGTAAGGCCAAAAACTTGTCAACCAAACCGACAACAAAATCGATAAACTTTTTAATGGCCGGAATTACTCTATCCTCAACAATCTTTACTATCTTTTCCATCACAGGAAGAAATTTCACCGCAATATCTGAACCTAATTTTGCAAATATCTGCTTGATTTCGTCAAATTTATCACCCATTGCATCTAGTGCGTCAAGTTCAGTTTGTGACAATACTAAATTTAAATCTTTAGCCCGTTTGAGGTATTTATCCATTTCATCGGCGTTGGCACGGATAAGAGGAATTAAATCTTGAAAACTTTTTCCGAATATCTTACTTGCAACTTCTGCCTGCAAGGTTTCGTCACTTATTCCACCAAGTTTTTTAATTGTTTCGAAAAACGTCTCGTTTATAGGGCGTAATGTTCCATCAGTTTCTTTCAAACTTACTTTGAGTGCTGAGAATATTTTTGCCATCTCGCTTTTTGAGTCGTTTGCGGTTGTAAGCGCACGTGTAAACTTGGAGAAACTACCCGTTATGGTTTCAAAGGAAACGTCAACCTGTGTTGCGGCATACTTCAATTGCTGTAAATATTCTGTGCTCATGCCCGTTGTTACTGACAGAATATTTATACTTTCAGCATATTCAGCGGCTTTTGCCGTTAATGCCACCATTGCGGTTGTTGCTGCAACCATCGAGCCGGTCACATACATAGACATTGACCTGCCCATGGAAGTCATTTTTTCGCCCGCGGTTTTTAGTTGACCGCTTACTGCAGTAAGACCGTTTTTGAAGTTCTGTAGCGGTGTGAGACCGCCGCCGATTTCCTTATTGAGTTTGGCTTGCTGGATTTGCAGGTCAAGAAGCTTGTTTTTGTAAGTCATCGCTTCTTTTGACGCCGCGCCCTTTGCTGTCGTGACTTCCTGCATCTTCTTCTTGGTAATATCTATTTGTGCCGACAATGCCGCCTGAGTGCTTGAGTTGGCTTTTGCCTGTTGTGCCAATCCCTTTAAGCTGTTACTTGCTGCATTGTTTTTGACTTTCCATAATTCAAGTTCCTTGTTGATTGAGGCGGTTGCCTGTTTGGCAATATCTATGCCCTGTTTGTAACTGGATGCGTCAAGTATCAATTTTGAAACTAATGTTTTATCTGCCAATTTAACCACCTCACTTTTTAAAGGCACTTTCTATCCCATTGAATACAACTTCCTCTATCTTTTGATATGCCTCGTCTTTGGACTCATCGAAGGCAGGGCGAATCCAAGGACGGGCAGGTTCATGGGAAGATCCGTATTCCGAGAACTTGCCATAAAATGCCTTAGTTATATCACCTTTTGAAATACCCACTATCTGCGAATACACCCCGCTTTTGAGTTTGCGGACAGTGCCTATTTTTATATTTCGCTGCAATTCACCTGTTCTTTTATGTAGCACTGAATAAACCTTGCGTTTCATGGCATCTAGAACAGGCTTTGCACCTTCATTAAGCGCCTTTTTAAAAACTGTTTCGCCTTCCTTGCCCATGTTGTCGAGGGCGTCTATCATTTCCTGGAAGCCATCTGTTTCAAGTTCAATCATAATCGCACACCCTCTTTCATAGCCATCAAGGACTTTTCCCATGCCCTTTCCTCTTCTGTTAACAGGCAATAGGCTTTCCATTCCGTGACTTCTGCTGATGACATTCTTTCTAAAACCTCATCCCGCGTCATACAGAGCGCAAGAGCTAGACCGAAATAGAATCGCTCTTCGGGTTGCTCTCTGAGTTTTTTGCCGCTTCCTCAACCGACTTTTCAGCCAATCCATTGAGTTTGAATACTTCCTCGCAAAGTTTTTGAATCACATCCCCATTTTTAGCAGCAAGAAGGTCTATTTCATCATCTGTAAAAAGTCTCTTTCCTTCTTCGTCGCATAGGCTCATTGCTACCGCCCATACCTGACCGTCAAAAATGGTCTCATAATTGACATGCCCGCCGCCTTCGTCGATATTCACGGATTTACTGATATACGCGCTTCTGTCCTTCGCTGACCATTTTCTCAGATAGACTGTCCCGCCCCACTCAGGGACTTCGACTTCTTTTAAGCCAAAGTCCCTTGCGTTTAAAATTGAATCTCTGTTTAACATAAAAATCCTCCCTTTATGCTGCAACGGTCGATAATACACTACCGCTGACAATCAAATTTGCTGAATAAGTTATTTGCCCGCCTATAGGCGCCTTGACATCATAGGATGTTACAAAGCACTCACCTTTTTTCAACACTGCACCTGTGCCGGTCGAATACGGATAGTATTCAAAAGACTTTGTATCCGAACTCCCGGCAATCCCGGCCAATACCGTGTCAACCGTGGTTGAATATTGCCCGGATATTGAACCGTTTGCGGATGGTAAACCCATTACATAATTTTTTGCCGTGTCCGTGAATCCGGTTACCTCTACTGTATCAGCAGATATTGGAAGTGATACGTCCGTCATGCCTGTAGAAATATCCGTTAGACTTCCCGCAGCGTTGTCGATGAAAAACCTTGCTGATTTGCCATGATAAAAACTCATAAAATCATCTCCCTTTTTAATTTCGATTTAGCGCCACACCAAAAGTGCAGCTCGCTGTTAACGTACATGAAGCCTTGACATACCGTCTGATTTCGCCGTCGATAGCCACCCTTTGAGCCGATGCCCCCGCAGGTGCCGTATCAAACGTTGCGACTGTAGCCCAGCTGGAACCGTCGCTTGAGTGGTCGATTACGATTGCCGCGTCGGATGTAGCCGTTGCCGTGACCTGTAAATATCCTGCGCCGCCATTTGTGGATTTGGCAGTATTGTCCAGAGCTGCACCTGAACTGGAAGCTGTTGCCGCTGCTACCGCACGAACGCATTTGACGGGCTCCTTGCCGACATTGGACTGACATACGGTTGCCACCCTGACAGCGCCGGAAATCGACGCCTTGACGTCATACTGTGTGTTGTAACCCTTCATCCCGTAGCCAGGCATTCCCGCAGACTCGCGCGGATACCATGTCCACACGTTGGCGTCAGTAGATATCGCATCATCAAGGTATTGGTCGATTTCACCTGTTGAACCTGTACCGAATCCCTCCGCGTTTAGCGTCGCGCTTTTTATTCCCATGACATATTTTTTGGCTGTATCGGTGAAAACTGTTGTTTCGGCGGTATCAGCCGCCATGCTGACATTTACAGTGTCCATGTAGCTCGACATGGGATTGCCGTTTAGATAAACTTTTGAACCTTTGCCATGATAAAAACTCATTCAATCACCTCCTTGACATAAAAATAACGTCCTAGTGGACGTCCATGCGCCAGAACCTATGTTTACTGCGCTTGACTCTCAAGTGCTTCTTTTGACACTGTTTGTAAACTTCTTTGATTATTTGTTTCATTTCACGCCTCCGTATGGTAAATTAGTAAGTCGATTACCTTCCCGAATCTTCCGGTATCATCCTCGTAACTGTCCGGGCCCTCGTCCAGCTCAATGTTTTTCACAGGCACCCCGCCAGTGCTGCCCATCGTTTGATTCATGTAGTTTTGTGTCGCTGCCCTGATTTGCTCCTGTACTGCCGATACTCCTGTATAAGTTAAAGCCCAGGAAGTCGTTTGAATCCGCGTCATGGCTCCGATGTCTGCCGAAAATCCAGGTATTTTGGTAGAGTCTATTTTTTGCAGCGTAACTGCCGGAAGTGTCGGGGTTTGTGGCAGCTTTAAAAAATGAATCCGGTTTGAGACTAATGCAGTCAAGCCGGATTGTGCTAAAAGATAAGCCAATAATGCTTCTTCTATTACCATCAAATCACTTCCTTTGCCATTATTGCGAGTTCTTTATTAGCCTCGTTCCAGTTTGAAATTCCAAGAAATTGCAGATATCGATTTTTGTATTTTAGTCTCATTGTTGTACTGATTCCCGAACGATATCTCATTCGAATTTTATAACGCGTTTCGCTGATTCTTTCCTGTGGTGTCCACTTTTCATCACCTGCAACTGCATCTTCATTACTTCTTGAAACGTTAATACTGCACCATATAGTAACAAGGTCAGTCCATGTTTCTATATCTTCATTAAAGCTATTTTTTGACTTCGCGGGGTATTGTATTGTACCTCTTTTGTCCAAATCTCCTGCTCTCATTAAAACCACACCCTTTTATTCGCCAGCAATCTTTTAGCGGCCAATGGTATTTCTTTGAGCTCGCCGTATTTCGTATCCCGTGAGTTTTCGCGGTTTTCGTAAAGGTCACCGACAATAAGTTTCATGGCCTGCTTTATGATTTTTGGTATGTTCGTTGACGTTCCATAACCTGCCACATATTCAATGTTAATCGGATTCACTGGATACAAAGTGTCGGAAGGCCAGCTTCCGTCGTACGGTAAAACTATTCTGCCAGGCTCTGAGTTTGTATCGACAATGTAATCGTCTGTGCTCATGGTATTAACTGTCCCGTCGCAGTCGGTATATTTTACTGAGGCAACAGAAACTAATGGCGCATAAGGTATTTTGATATGGTCTTTGCAAGGGAATTCATCAATATAATAATTCCAAGTCTGGTTTATAAGCCTGCGGCCAATATGTCCCTCAACGGCATCCCTTGCAACTGTTATAAAACTTTCGATATCTGCATCCTCTGCTGATTCCGGCGCAACCTCAACAATATTCACACCGTACACCGCGTCGCCTGCAACAGTCGCACATGCGCGTATATATTGTTTTGTTCCGCTGTACTCAGTTTCAACAACCGAATTTTGTGTTGCTGTTGACAGGGTGGAGGTTGAGCCCACAACATCTGAATAGGTTACATTATCGTCCGATTCCTCCAGGTGGATGGTAACTGTCGCGCCTGCGTTAACTACACCTGCTATGGCATTGGCTACAACGGAATTGCCCATTACGTCTATACCTGTACCTGTAGACGTTCCTGTTGAATATGCAGCCACATTGATTGACGGCGTTTCGGTTATCGAATCAGCGACAGTGCCCGAATCTATCCGAAGATGGTTTTTAATGTCAGTGACGCTTACCGGTTCCTCTGTCGGCTCGGTTTTAATTTTCAATGCCCATCTGTCAGGGAACATATAATCACCTCTTTCTGGTTACCGGTTTTCTTGCCGGACTCCTTGCAACTGGTTTCGGCATCATGGCGTTTTCAGGAGCACGTACCATCTGCGTTTCAATTTTTGACATGCTGATTAATTCCGCACATCCTGATTCAATCAACTGTCTGCCTACGGAATCCTCGACATCCATAGCAGTTCCTGGCGCGCATGATATCTCTGGACTCATCCATCTTGTTTTCATTCTCACTTTGTACATTTTTAACCACCTACCAATACATGAAATGTGCCTACGCCTGTGTTATCGCCGGTGCTTGACGAGGTTGTAACCTCAAACTTGATTCTCTCCGCGCACAAAGCCACCCGATCTTTTACGCGCCGCGTTTCCATAGTTGAGGTATCGTCATAGATATTAAAATCACCTGACGAATTGCACACATCAACACGCGGATAATAGGTTTTGCTTTCACCTGTACCGGTAAAATCAGGGACAACGCCAACGACAGGAATGCCGGAGTTTTCGCCGCTAACCTGCAAATGACAGGTAGTGGATAACCCGCCGGATGTGCTATGGATGTATCTGATTGCATGGACATAGCCATTGACAGGCTCATCGGTGTATGCCGCCGCCGTTCCTGCGGTTGAGGTATCCATTGCCAAGTTAACAACATGCCTTGTAAAATATGACATCAAAAATCACTCTCCTTCTATAAAAAATTGAATTGTTTTCATAGGGAATGGGACGGTTGCCCGTCCCTATGTTACGAAATTACAAATTCACTGGATTTGAATAGTGCTATCCACTGTGTTGATGTCTGTGCTATGAGTTTTACGACTCCGCCGTTATAAGTACTGGCGGTGAGCGTCACGTATGCAAGTGCAGTGCTGTAGCCTATCTGGCAACCAGTACATGTTACTATTACCCCACCGGTTGCAAGCCCATTTGTGACAATTGTCTTTTCGATGTTTGCAATACCCGTTGGTAAATAATATGTAGCATTCGCAGCCGCGGTTGAACCTGTAACATAACTCACGCCATATGCGGTAAGCGTGGCGCTGGCATCTGCTGTTGTTTTTGATTCATATTGCTGAACTATGCGCCCGCCTGTATCGATATAGTTTGTTCCATTTATTGCCAGTACTCCACCGGACTCAACGTTAAACACACCACCGCTTTCAACAACTCCTGTACATCCAGTGGGGATTACGAACAATTTGCCGTTCAGCCTTTTATGTACGACGTTCTGATATGATTCATCTGCCACTTTAATCATTCCTTTCTCAATGGTGTCTATCGCACCCTTAATGAGTAGAGGACGGTTTCCCGCCCTCTTTAATCAATTGTCGTTAAACTGTGCCGCTGGTTCCTACATTGACTTCATCTGCCGTTATATCCGTGGACTGGCTTACAGGCAGCACCCTTGCGCCATACTGTAAAGCCAAAACACTGTAAGCGGATTCAGTCGTTGCTATAACTACAGGTACAACATACCTGTAAGGCGGCTTAATCAAGTCGCTGGCTACCGCTGAACGGCCTGTTGATGTGGAGATTATCTCCGTATCAGTCAGGTCAACTGCGTCACCGCCGCCGCTGGATGAACCGGATTCTATGTGCATTGCAACATTTGTGCTGCCGGATGTTCCCATTTGCAAAACAAAGCAAACGGATTCATAGCCCGCCATGTCAACCACTGCCGACGTGCTGGACGTCTCAGTATTGTACAAAACAGGCAGGGACATTTTTACATTTTTAATAAGATTCATATTAACACCCCTTCCTTAAGATGCAGCAAGCTTAACGCGGGCAAATGCTTCGGATTTCTTCGGCATTCCGTCCACTTCAAGTCTTGCAAGGAATACAGTCAGGTCGTTGAGCGCTTTGAGTTCACTCAACCTCTTTATTTCAAGTGCTAACCCGTCGGCTATCAGGTAATTGCTGAAATCACCCAGTATACCGACATAAGATGATGCTGTGAATGTCGAAGGAGCCCACGAACTTGTATAAACAGGGAATCCGATAAGTGTAGGTATTCCGCTTGTCTGAATATTTTCATTCCAGACATAACGGCCTTCACCGTCTTTGAGTTTGTCTATCTGAGCTACAGCATCCATGTGGAACATCCAAACTGCTCTAGCCCAGTAACCCTGTTTAATTGCATATTTGGCAGCTTTCAAACCATCAAACTGAATTGATGTTGCAGTGTTGCCGGTTGAAACGTCTCTGTCGGTGTCAATGCCTTTACTGGATGCCACGAAAACACCCAAAGACATGTTGACACCGGTGCCGGTCATAAAATCTTCTTCCTCAGTCTCTGAGAATACCCTGACAATCTCTTCTTTCAGAAGGGTTTCAGGGTCAATTGCCGCTTTTCTCATAAGTGTATTGGAAAGCATGGTATAACCTGTTATCGGGTGCGGGAACCATTCCCTGCGTCCGAATAAAGGCTCGGTCATCTGCGGGATGTCGCCGATTTCAGTACCATGTACAGCTCCGCTCATTTTTGTCGTGATAGTCGGATAGCCAAGGCTTCCGGCCTGTCCGACAGGTCTCACGGTTGAAAGTCTGCGGATTGCCACTGCCTCATCCATATCTTTGATAATTTCAGGAATAAATTCCGCCGGTGCCGTAATGTAACCGCCTGATATGTCGAGTCCTACCTGTAGAGTCGTCCTCATTTCGGGGACTGCCTGACGGTATTCGTCGTCCCTGCCGGTTACAATGTACTTCCTAAAGGCTAATTTCCTCGCTTCCCTTTTGACTTTTTCCTCGTCCTCGGGTTTTACCGGTGCCATAGGCGGGATGGGAGCATTTTTGAATTCCAGTTCTGCTGCCTGGAGGTCTTCTTCTCTCTTGATGTCGTCCTTAATTGCCCTTGCATCTGCCATGAGCTTGTCAAACTGTATTATTTCCTCCGGTGTCATTGCTCTTTTTGCATTGTCGGCTGTATCCTTAACGGCATGTGCCTGTTCAATGCTTCTCATGGCTTTGTCTTTCAACTCAGCTATATTTTTCATATAGTCACGTCCTTTCACATTAATTCGAGTTCTAATTTGACTAATTCCAGACTTTGGACAATATTAAACCGCTGCGGCTCATTGTCTTTGGTCTCTGGCGCTGCGCTTGGAATATAGCCTTTTAAAACGTCGATACTGGCATTTATTAAATCCAGGTCTGACTTTTGTATTGACAGGCCTTGTTTAGCCCTGAACATTAAACCGGAAAGCTCATCATAATTGATGCCGGATTTTGTGATTATGTCCCTCACTTTTGCGTCAGTAGTCGGATAAGCTGGGAACGTCACGACCGATACATCAAATAACGGGTCAACTTCTTTTATGGTTCGGATAGGCAATTCGCCTTTCTTTTCTTCCCATTCCTCGTCAATTACCATGAACGCAAACGACATCTGATTGAGGTCTCCGCGTTCCATCGGAGTCATAACCATATCCCTAATTAGCTGAGTGTCAGGCGGGGAGATTTCCACAGCGAGTCCGGTATCATCTTCGCTAAGAGTTAGCGTCTTGCTTGTGTTCCTTCCAAGAATCCAGTTGGAATCATGGTTGAACAAAGCGCGTACATCGGATGTTTTTAGGGTTTTCGTGAATGCGCCGGCGGCAATTTTCTCGCGATACCACCACATATCCGTTAATACATCAAATACTGCTGCATGGCCTGATATGATAGGCTGATTTGAGTCGCCGCGTTTTTCTATTTTGATTTCTGATAAGGTAAAAAGTCTTTTTTCCATTTCCTTACTCATAATTCATCAACTCCTTAATTTCGTCCCGAATTCGTTCATCAGGCCATTTATCCGGCTGTTTTTCAGCCGTTTTCAATATTTCAATTGAGTTTTTAACATGTTTTTGTGCAAAATCTTTCAAAAATGCCCTTGTTTTAGCCTCAAAATCCTCATTTATAGGCTTTTGAGCCTCATTCCAGCTTACAATCAGTGAAAATAGACTGCTTTCCATGTACTCAGGCATGTTTTTGTAATGTTTTTCAAGCCAATTTTCAGCCTCCGGACTGTCCTTTTTAACCTCAAAACCGTCAATTTCGCGCTTGAAAATGCGGTCAAAGGCATCAAAAAACAGCCTTTCATATGCTTTTTTCAGGCTGTTTGTCTGGTTCGCGTCTGTTTTTGGCTTGTTTCCAGCCCCTCCCGGATTCTCAACTAGATATTCAAGTGACTGCATGTTGGATTCGACAATGTAAATCCCGCCGATTTTCCCTGGCATTGGATTCTTATTTTCTATTTCGCACCAGTCATCCCCATTGATAATTCCGTTCCGTCTTTGTATCTGTAACCCTTCCTGCCGACTCTTAAAGTCACCTCTGAGTAATCCATCTATGAGAAATTCAGCAAACCAGGCCGTTTTCTCTTCCTCGAAAAATAGTTTCCAGTTTATAACTTGTTCCCATCTGACAAGCCAAGGCCGCAAGGAATAAATAACAAACTCCAAAGATTGCATTTCAATGTTATTATTGGTACTTTCTGTAAGTTCGGCAATTAAATGGGGTTGTATGCCGAATATTCTTGCGATTTCGTTTATGCCGAATTTCCGGCTTTCAATGAATTGTGCTTGTTCTGGCGGGATACCAATTGGGGTGTATTTCATCCCTTCTTCAAGTAGCATTGATGTATGAGCTTTACTAAGCCCGTTATATTTTTCCTCCAAATCCTTTTTTAGGTTGTCGTGTGCTTCAGGACTTAATGTTGCTGGTAATTCAAATACGCCTCCTATATTCGCACCCTGGCCGTAAAATCTAGCTGCAAATTCCTCTGTGGCTAAAGCTAATCCGACAGTTTCCATCATCATTTTGATAGGTGAATAGCCCTTCAATCCGTCAAATCCAAGTCCAGGAACATGAAAGATTTCCCATGCAGCGATCTGTCTGTCTGCGCCATCCGGAAGGTGAATCTTATATGCTAAAGACTTTTCTTTAGTCCTATATGGTTCACACCTATCGGGATGAATCGGTATCAGTCCCGTTATCCTGCCAGCGGGGTCTCGCTGGATGTAAGAATAACAATTCCCCCACAAAACAAGGTGCGCCATCATCATTTCGCGCCAGGTAAATGAGGTCATTTCATCATTCGCCTGGTCGTGCAGGATTCTATAAAGTCTGTGGCTTGGGTCGCGTTCTTTGCCTTTTGGTTGTAGTCTTTTGTAAACAGGTAAGGGTAGGGAGGCTAATGTCCCGGATAAAAGTTTTACGCAAGCCCAAACTGCGCTTGACTGCATAGCGGTCATTTCAGTTACCTTTACGCCTGTTTTGGTCTTTGTCCCACCACCGAACCAGTCTATCAGCCATTGGCTCGGTACTGACAAGGAATCACGTCTTTCAAGCATTTTTACCAGTACACCCATTTACTTCACCTTCTTCCCTTTAGGCCAGCCAAGATATATCAAAAATAGACCGGGTATCATCAAAGCCAACGGAATGTAAACCATGTAAAGACCTATTGCGAGCAGGATAATTCCCGCGAGTATGCTCATATCGGGCAACCAATCTGTTAAAAATTTCATTCTGTCACCACCTTTAAACAACAAAAAAAGAGGCCAATCCTCCCGAATTAACGGAAAGACTGGCCTCTAATGGACTCTATGTCTCTAATTTATTTAGGAAACCTATTGTTTAGGCTCAACCGCGCCATATTCCACCTTTGCCTACTTGTATAATTCCTTTTCCTTTGCACATTTTACATTTACGTTTTAAATGAGTTATGTTATCACAATGCTTACACCACATTACTGCCATTCTCATTCACTCCTTATAATAAACCAGCCTACACATGGCTCGATGCCACACCTTTTACGGAATTAATCGATATTACCGTATAGCCACCATTATGGTACCTCGGCTGTTTATTGCTTATTTTATAATCAAGCTTGTATATGTCCTGCATCTGTTACAAAGGATCCTGATTTCCGTTTCCTCATCTGCAACAAATTCTATTTCTGTACTCCTACAGACTAAAACTTTGCCCTTTTTCAGTTCAGCGAACATTTTTGATTTGTTGCCGTCAACTGCACATTCAGGATTTGCACATCGTATTTCGTTCAACCTTATCACCTCACATAAATTTAGGTTTTCCCGTGCCGACAAAATTAAATTCATTCGTGTCGCTCGCACAGTCCGTTACGATGATTGCGCCTATTTCTGTTTCTATGGGTTTTCCCATAATGGCCGTGGCAATATTAAAATCCAGCACACTGTTCCCATCCCATTCTTTTAAACCTTCCACGGTATGATGATTTTCCATGCCATCATAGTAACCTTCAATATTTTTATATAATTTAGCGGTTATATGTGCTTCGTTGCCGTTTAGGATTATTGTGCCACTATAGGTTTTAATTAACTCTCTCATTTTTACACCTCACATTGTTATTATTCCACGACTTTCATATATGGATTTTTTCTTCTTATTTACCATTACCCTAAAGTGTGCATTCATCAACGCTGCTATCGGGTCTATGCACTCGCTAGACTTCTCTTTGTCTAGCATTATATTTTTGTTATGGTCCATCTTTGTTACCGCGTTACTAATTGCCCATGCCAGAATAGGATTGTTGTCATGTATCAATTTTCTTTCGGTAACTTCTGTTGAAATATTGTAAACTATGCCCTTAAAATCCTTTGTCGGATTGCTCAACATGGTTATAATCTGAGGTACTTCCACTGATACAAATTTTCTTGTGTTCATTTCACCTTCAAGCCATGTCGCCAGGTGCCGGTCAAAGCAGGCTTCATCCCTGCGCCAGCCATTTTTTTCATACGTCTCAACAACATAATCAAGTATGGCTGCATACTCTATTTGCGCGCCGGGCGTAACGGTTAACCACCCTTCGTTTTCCCACCTGTCGAAGGGTATTTTGTGGGAAGCTTTCAGCCGTTTTTCAAATGTCTCGCGCGGCATGAATGAATGGGATAAGACCGCTATTGTATCACCCATGTCTATCTCAAAGCCTACGCTTGCAAGGTCAATTCTGGTTGCAAGGTCAAGTCCTGCAGTGACCTTGTATTGCCTTCCATTTACATCCGGGAACGGCCGTTTTAAAGTAGCTCCACAGGATTTCCACTTTGCCATATCCATGTAGCCAAGAGGTTTCTGATTAATCCAAATATTAAGGGTCTTAGTGAGAAAGTCACGCATTTTATCAGGCTTGTCAATGGCTTCCTGGAGGTCAATGGCTATGGATTCTTTTCCAACGTCGGTATCACCTATTATTGGATTGGCCTTCATCCTGGCGGCATCGCTTGAAACCTCGTCAACCAGTTTCCCATCCTCATCCAGGTCTGCTTCACATATCATTACAAAGTATCGATCATTTTCGATAGGGTTATCCGGGTCAAGGATCTTTGAAACATAATCATATTCCACCGTGTAGCATGGATGGCTTAAATCAAAACCAGCTGTGGTTATAATTGATAGTAATGGTTGCGTCCTGGTTTTCATACCGGAAGTTGCAAGGTCATAATATTCTGTCGTTTCGTGAAGATGATATTCGTCAAGCACCTCAAATTGTGGGTTAGTGCCATCGCCTGATTTTTTATCATCTTTTGAAAGTCTGGCAAAAAATGAACCGCTTTTCTTATGCAGAATTACAACTGATTGCAACTCTGTATCAAATTTCGTAACAAATTTATCTTTCAAAAGCTCAGAGTTTTTATATAGCCAACTGGCCTCACCCCACACATGACGGGTATCTGCTTTTTTAGTTGCCGCAACATATGCCTCTGCGCGCGCCTCTCCGAAAGCTGATATTTCATATAAGGCTTGTATGGCTTTGTCCATGCTCTTACTATTCTTCCTGCCTACCTGTTCATATGACCTTCTAAAACGTCGGAATCCTGTGTCTTTATGAACCCATCCATAGATGTTTCCATAAACAAATTTTTCGTAAAGCGTGGGTATTTTTTTTGTTCCTGCAAGCGGACCTTTGCTGTGTTTAAATAGTTGCATCCAGTCAAAAAATCGCTCTGCTGGTTCTTCCTCAAATATCCAGGGAAATTCTTCTGTACCCGCTTTGTCAAGGTCTCGCAGGAATCTCATGCAGCTCCATTTATGCTTACGGCAGGCTACTATTTTGCCTGAGATAATGTCGTTGCAATATTGGATTAGTTTTTTTTCTAAACTCACCATCACCACCTACAATTTGCAAAATAAAAGAAGCCTTTTGGCTTCTCTTTGTCTGTTAAGGTATCATTTCGCCCGCATACCGCATCTACTACAATATTACTCATCTTCTGCATATTTAATAACGCCCGATGTGTCAATATATCCATCATTAAAAGCCACAAACAATTTATCAAACATATCAGTAACAAAACTTGCACCTGTTTCGGAATCTATTTCATCGCGTAAATGTTCGGCAACAAGTTCTGCAAACGCCTGTCTTTTGCCTCTTTTAATAACCGTCCCATCTGCATTGTCTGGCATATAATTAAACGCACAAATAAGCGTAGATATTGGTATTTCAATAATGAGCTTCTTGCCATCAATGACTGTTTTATAACCTTTTCCTTTTTCTTTAAACTGTTTCATAATTTTTTTCCTTTCTTCGCATTCTTTGTACTTTACACATTGCCAAATCCTTGTTCTTTCAGCGGGTCTTTCTTTTCTCCCGGCTTCTTTGGCACATTCCGCACTTTTGCAAGGGGATTCAGGAAGAGTCGATCTTCCATTTTAATTAGCATATCTTGTTTCTTGTTGATAGCGGTTTCAATTGTAAGTATGGCATTGATTGAAAATAGGTCTTTGAGTGCCTTTTGAACTTTATAACTATACAAATATTTGCCTTTTTCATTTGTATCTTCAATTAGTTCTTGTAACTCACCACAATCGTAATGAATCTCGCTAACCCTTTGATATGCATCCAAGAGTTCATAGTATTCACTGAACGTTTTACAGTATCGCGCCAGGTGCCCTGTATCGCCATTAGAAACAAAATCTACGTCCTTGTATAGTTCCATTATCTCCTGCCACTTTTCAAGAGCTTTTAAGTCTTTAAGGATAAAGTCCGGACATATGAATTTATTTTCGCCAAGTTTGATTTCGCCTTCTTTTCGGCGTTTCTTTTCTTCATTAGTAAGATGTTTCTTGCCTTTTGCGGCAAGCAAATCTATCGGCTGACCTCTGCGTCCTGCCATATTATCACCTTCTTTTGAAATATTTGCATCGGAACCTTCATTTAGGGACATTTTTATGCGGAAATT